ATCATCACTTCAATTTCTGTTGGTTGTTGGAGGGATTGAAATATTTCTTCTCCGCTATGTGCATATTTATCATTAATAATAACTCTTGCCATATCCATAGCTGTTTTAAGTTGACCTAAAGTAAACACCTTGTTTTTATTCAACTCCATTGCTTTGTTGAAGCCATCTCTAAAACCTAGTTTAATAAGATTAACATCTCTTAATTCTATTACATTTTTAGGTTCATGAATACAATATTCATCAGCCAACTTCTCAACATCAAATACTCCAAATATCTCATCACAGTTATAAAAGTTTAATTTAGCAGGGTTAGGAATACCATCTCCTTTTAAAAAATATGTTCCATTTTCTTTAATCAGTTTTGCTTTCATCTTTTTGCTTTCAATCTCTTTAATGACTTCCTCTCTGTATGCCTTAAGCATGTCCTCTAAACCCTTTCCATTTACGATGTCATCACCATAGTAACGCTTAATAAATCCTTTCATAACTCTTCCTTTGTTACTAGTTTAATCTCCGTGTATCCGTACGAATCTCTGCCAGTCTTCGGGTACAGACCCTTCCTAACCCATGCTTGCCAGTTCTCTCTGATGATGTTCAAATTGTCCCTCTCGATGTCTACATGTGTGTTCAGCACATGCGATATCATCGAGTGCTGTGCATAGCCTACTATCGGTGCTATCTGCATGTGGGTCATGCCCATCAATCTAAGGTGCTTAACGGCCTCCTTCTTCATCTGAGCGAAGTACTTACCCTTGTACCTCTTGCACGTGAAGTACAGAGACAAGTCCTCCGGCTCGATCTCTGTGTTTCTCATTATATAACTCTCTATATCTGTCATGCTCCTTCTTCGTTGTTTTTATAATTAAATCTATTATCATCTATAGTACTTTTTCTCGTTAATTTTCGTTCTTTCCAATCTTCTTTAATCAACTGCTTTACTCTTCGTTCTCGTGTTGCTTTCATATCATCTCTTTAATATATTCGTTTCTCATCTGCTCAACTTCTTCACATTCAACAAAACGTGACAGCCTGAACGCAGGCTCCTGCCATCTACCGCCCAATAACTTCTGAGGTATCGGGCCGTTGACAATCTCCTCAAGCACACATCCAGTCACTATGCCCTCGTTGTCAAAGATTTGGCGAACAGTGTACTCCATGTCCTTCTTAACCCACTGCCGATATGCCTTACTGACGAACACTATCTCCTCAGCCTTGATCGAATCATCGATGCATTTTACAACTGACCCTACTTGCATACCTTCACCCTGCTTGGCTCCTTGCCGTACACTATATACTCCTCAGCCTGAGCTACAGACTTGAACTCCAGCACGAGCTTGTCAAACTTGCTACGTGCATACCTCCAACGATTAAAGAAGAATCGTCCCTTCGTCATGACGAAATACTTCCCGTCCTTGTCCTTGATTATTTTACTTCGCATACTATTTGTTTTAATTTAGTTACATAATTTTTGTCCTCCGCATAGTTCCTGCCCATGTAGCTATACAGCTCATCCTCGCTCATCCGAGACAAGTACTTGTTGTAGTACAGAGCATAGTCAACCACCGACTCCTCCCACGTCCTATAGTAGGCATGACCCATCACCTCACCACTACACGTGTTAGCCCTCTGACGGCTCACCTTCATGCCAAACAAGTTGTTGTTCCTAGCAAACATGCTTGAGGTAAACCGACCGGTCTCTAGTAAGGCCTGGGCGTACGCTACCTTATAGTGCCTGATGTTCATTCGCTTGAGTTTTTTTATTAGGTTGTCAGGACTGAACTCTGTCTTTGGAATAATTTTCTGTACGTAGACCTCTCGTTCTACATACCTCACCTCGTGCCTAGTCGTTAGGAATAAGGCTATACCTATTGGTATAATTAAATACTTACTAACCATAACGTGAATTTAATGCATGCTAGATGAAATGCTACAAGCACCATCAGCATGAGTATTGATACTATCTGTCTTCTTACCATTTGATTTAATTTTAGAAAAAGGCAGCCGAGTAACCACTCCCGACTGCCAACATGTAACCACCATGAAACATGAGAGGCTATCCATGGAATCGAACCATGGGTTTACTATAAAATAGTATCTTTCCACTAGAGGAATAGCCTACACTAGTCTTTCCTAGCAGTCAACCTGTTTCCCCAGCTTAACGGACTGAGTGCCATATGGGAGTAAGGTATCTGTTACTTCAGACTCCGTAGTCAGGACAGGACTTGAACCTATATGAATGGAGCGTAAACTATTTACCATTCTACCTTTGTAACGATAGCGTCTACCATTTCGCCACCTGACTATATGCGTGTCTTTCCACGCTGTCATTTAGCATTGAGTAGCTAAAACGTAGCATACCACTACACTATCTATCGAGGGCGGCAATACCCCATAGACCTTACAGCTTCTATATTACCCATACTGCAAAGGCGTAGTCAGGACAGGATTTGAACCTGTATGGAGGGGTTCACAACTAGAACAACTAGGTTCCCACTATCTCCGACCCTTCAATTGGTTGCGTCTACCATTCCGCCACCTGACTATAAAAACACATTCTTCAGCTTTCTACTTCCAGCTCCGAGAAATTGTATATAACTTAGCCCATCTCACTGCTGTGCGGGAACTGAAGTTTATGTGTCTTAAGGATGAGAAGTCCTCTGTGTTGTAAGCATATTGTTACTTTTAACAACTTCCTTTTTTATCAATACCTCCTTTCTCAAGGGAACAACACAATATAAGTAGATAAAGTGCCTGATCCATGTACTACCGTGGGCACTTTTAGTTTGTTTAGTTGCGCTTCATGGTCATCTACTTACAATTTTTTAACCTGTCCCCAAGTGGAATGAGATTCTTTCTTATGTCGCTCTGCAGAGAGGAAAGATATTTAGACTCACCGTCCAATACACATTACCACGTTACTTGGCGTGCATAAAAGCAATTAGATACTGCCTAAGAGTATAAAATCACCATGTCTATCTTCAGCAGGTTAATATTTTAAAAAATATTCTTTTCAAAATATTTTTGAGGAGATAAATTAGTTTTTTGTAATCTCCAATAAATTGTACTGTGTTTAAGTTTTAAAAGGTTACAAATACTATAAAGTGTATAGATTTTATTTTGATAAGTAATATAAATATTATTTCTTCTATTTGAAGCCTGTTCTTTAGGACTTGCCCAAATACAATTTTCTTTACAATAATCAGAATTATTATCAATTCTTTCAAGTGTTGAAGCTATAAAAGGCTTATTACCCATATCAAATACAAAAGTCCAAAATGAATTTTTCCATTCATCACACATTTTAATACCTCTGCCTCCATAATTATTATATCCAGTTGCTCCAATTTGATAACATCTTTTTTTAATACCATCCCAGGTTTGGTATAAAGGGTGTTTACTAGGATTTCCTGTAGTACATATTCTGGAACAAGATTTTGTTTTGCCTCTTTTTACATCACTAGTTGTTTTTATAATAATCTTTCCACATTCACATTCAAATTCCCATTTTTCATTACCAACATATTTAATTGCTGTTAATTTATTAAATTTCTGTCCTTTGATGTCTAATTCTTTTGTTCCCATATTATATAATTTGAGATAAAAGTACTAAAAAAGTAAAACAATACCTAATTGTATTCCAAGGAATTATTTCATCGTGGATTTTTATAAAATTACTAATAAAATCTTTTTTAAGGTCATATCTGTATCTTACATTTTTACCACCATATTGAGAAGTTTTACTTTCTTGAATACTAGGTGTCCACATTAATTCTTCTCCAGAAATATTGTTTTCTAAGTTATACAAATGCTTTTTTTCATTATGAGTCAAGAATATAACTTCAGCTTTTACTGTTGATTTATAGTCTACATAATCATTTAGCATATGAAATAACTCTTCATAGTCTTCTTCCCAACCTTTATAAATTACTACAGGTGAAAAGTTTACATGCACATCATATCCAGCATCTATAAATGCATCAATTGCTTTGATTCTGTCTATAATCTTACTAGTTTTGGGCTCTAAAACATCAGATATCTTTTGAGGCATAAGACTAAATCTAATCCTAACTTTATTCTGAGGGTCAAAACTTAGAAAGTTAATAGGTATAATCTTAGTAGCAAATGTTGCTTTAGCAACAGGATGGTCTCTAAAGAACTCAAAGATGTATTCCCAATTGTAATACTTAGAATGCAGAGCAAAATCTTCATTGCAAGCTATATCATAGGTGATATATTCTGCATCAGTTTGATTAGGCTTTTCTACATCAGAATAGAAATATGCATGGTCATTAATGCTGGTGAGTATATCTCCTACATTTTTAGCAATACTTAAACCTTCAGGTTTATGTCTTTTCATGTAACAATAACCACACTTTAACAGGCATCCATAACCAAATGAAGGAGTAATATAATCACTAGATCTTCCTGATTCCCTAATAGTAAAAGTCTTTCTTGTTACTTTTTCTATCATGTTTCTTTTTTTAGTTTTATAAAATACTCGCATTTTCCATCATCATCAGGTTCAAAATTTGCATATGCCTGACGTTCATTAGGTACAGCTTTAAACCTATAACATACTTCTCTTAATGGACAAGCTGTGTTTTGGCACATTGATATATCTGGCATTATTTCATATAATTAAAAGCTCTAGTACTTCCTGTCATATTGAATTCATAAATTTGTTCAGCACATGAGCCTTCTACAATTTTAATTCTTAATATATCACAGTGTAAAAATTGATAATTTGCTTCACTATTAGCTAAATCAGGGTCTAAAAAAATAGCATTACCATCATTAGATACTGTACCAATAGTATTATATCTTTGATAGCTTCCTAAAGTTTTAAAAGCTAGTACTACTTCTGCTTCTGTATCACAAAAGTATTCTCCTTGAATGTAAAAAATAATGCTTCCATTAATATTTTCCATTTTAAGAAAAGCTCCATCTGTTTTTTTAGTGTAAGCAATTTTATAAGGCTCATCAAAACCGTTATCTACAATTTCGTAACTCCATTGTGCTGCTCCCAATATGGGAACAATCAACATTATTAGTAAAATTAATTTTTTCATAAAAAAGGATTTTTTGTATTTAATGATTGAAAATAATTGTGTCTACGGTCTTCTAATTCATAATCTTCTACTATTTCTTGACGTATATTACAAAGTTCTTCGTAGTTATCTACATCTTCTTCTAAACATATTACAGGAAAATATTCAGTTATTAACTTAGCTCTATGAGCATTGTTTTTTGGCTTATAATCTATTTCGATTGTTCTTAAATAAAGCCCTATTTCTTCCAGAGTTACTCTTGGTTTTGATTTTATCTTCATAAATATTCAAGTAAAAACGTCAAATTTTTTTTAAGAAAATAAAGAGGAAGATACGATTAAGTATCTCCCCCTTTAAATTCATGTTTATGAAATTAATTAAGCACCAAATGCCTCATTAATAGTAGCTGAAGCATCATCAGCTTTAACACGTACTGTTTCTTCAATCAATACGTGATTTGCATCACCCATCACCAAAGAAGTTCTTTGATAAATGAACATTCCATCTTTTGTTTTGATGAAATCTCCGTCTTTACCTGCACGTTTTGCTGTTTTAGCAAAGTTTGCAACTTCATACTCAGTACCCTCAATTGTCTCAAGGATTTGAATATTAAGTGCATTTCCATTGATTGTTGGGTTTTCCATACCAATCTCAATAGTTTCACCTTCTACTAATCCAGAAACGTCAATACCAAATGTATTTTGAACGTCTGTTGGTTCAGCAGTTACCCAGCAGAAGCGTGGTTTTTGTTGAGCAAAGCGATCATCGCTTGCATTTAAAATTCCTAATACTGAAGTATTAGTACGACCTGTTTGAACGATTTGAGAGAAACAAAGTTGAACTTTTCCACCTTTTACTGCTTTTGCTGATTCTAAAACTAAATTTTTCATAATGATTTTTTTAAACGATTTTTTATATATACACTATGCTCCCAGTTCAGACTTATAAAGTCTTGGATAATAAGGCAGAGCAATCCTTAGTATCCATAAAATAATGACTAGTTGTATTTTTTTGACGATGCTAACAACTGTGTCTATTATGTCAAAGAAAAGATTTTGTAAAGAATAAAAAAATGCTAGTACTTTATTCACAATTTCCTAGCATTTCCCCCCTTTAAAACAATATTATTGATACTTGTCTGCATAGCAAAATGCTTTATTTGCAAGTCTACTTTCTAATGTAATTTTCTTAGGTACTTTACCTAATAATGCTTCAATAAAAGCATTTGGATTTTTTTCTAAATTTACTACGGAATAAGCATTTTTATCAGGCTGCTCATGTTCAAACTGCTGATAAAAGAAATCTTTTAATATATCTTCATTTTCCCATGGAGCTTCGATATATGTCATAAATGCTACATTTGTAGCAAACTTGATAGTTATTTGATAAGTTGGCATACTTAAAGGGTTTAAGAGTTAAACTTGTATTTAATCAAATATAATAAGAATATCCACATTAAGCTATAATATGGATATTCTTTCTGACTTATAAAGTCTACAAGAACTACAGTGAGGTATGAAATCATCCTTTGTACCTTGTTTTATTTAGATAGGTTTTTATCTAATTTTTTTAAAGCAAATATAGCTCCAATAGAGCCAATTATTATTGAGTAATCACCTATACAATTACCTCCTAATGCTAGTATAGTTCCAAAAACTACTAGCATTGCAAATACTATTGATAGAATTAATGCAATATTTTTCATGCTGTTATTTGTTTAAAGGGTTTTTAATATTCATCATCATAATCTAAATCATAGTCTTCTTCAAGCATTTGCTCAAGAAAGTTTTGTGCTATTTCACCTTGTATTTCAAACTTAGGTTTTACAGGTGCAGATACATTTACTCTTACTTGATTCCTAATAATCATTTTAAGAGTATTGCGTAAATGTTTAATATCCATTGTATCAACATCAATCTTTTGACCATTCTTCATAGTCCAATAAACAGTTTCCATATTAAGATATTTTACGTTTCATATAATAATAATCTTCATCATTAAGCATTAAGAAATAACCACAGTCAGATCTTAATGCTACTAAGAGTGAATTAGTTACACATTCTACTCCATTTCTGTAATATTTATATGTAAAAGAGAACATATAATTAAAGTTTCATTAATAAATAATATTTCAAGTAAACTACAGCTGCTACTGCTAGCCAACAAATTAAAATTTCCATAAGTTATAGTTTTAAGTTTAAAGTTAAGTTAAATTACCCCTCTGCACTCAGTTGTAATACTTGGAATACTGTCCTATCTTGTATTTCTACTAAGGATACTGTTCACTTGATTACAACTGTCTACCCTTGGGAAGTAGAAATGGTGCATTAATAAATAAGTAGTAGTACTCTGTAAAAAGGTTGCGATCCTTTACAATTACATTTCCTTAAATTGCTGCATTTGCAACACAAACCTACTTATTAGTACTCTCACAAGGTTGCAACCCTTGAAGTATGTGATACATTTATAGCAGGACACCATTTCTGGTAGCCTCACATTACCTGCTTGGATGAGAGTATTTTTTATTAAGCCATATCCAGTTAGTGAATATGGCTTATCAATGCTTTAAGCATTAGGGTTAAGAATCCAGTTGAGATTAGTAACCACACCTGACATAACGACTAAAGTATCCATAGTGTTGAGTATCAATAAGTTAAAAGGGAAAAAGTATCACACTCTCGTAGTGATTACGCCTTCTTTATACAAGGATTTAAGGAAGTTTATCCAACAATTGGGAGTCAGCAAAGCTGTACTCACTTGAGTACAGCCTTGTAGAAGTCCGAGCCTGGCTTAGCTACGAGTTCTACTCGGTCTGAGTAGTCATCGTCTACTGGTAATGCAGCTTCAGCTTCCTCCAATGTGATTCCTTTGTGTAGGAATAGAGAGCCAATTTTGCTAGCGCCAGTTGCTAGACCGTTAAGAGTTTTAGATTCCTTGAACACTACGAGAACACGAGGTTCTGTTGCGTCTGTCATTTCATCGTTCTCCCATACTGGGCAGTCTACGATTTTAATTGCGTGAAGTTTCATACTAAAGGGTTTTTTAGTGGGGGGAGAGTTCCCCGTCCAAGATTAAGAGGGGGTTGCTGACTGTGTTACTAACCACTACTGCGAAACTACAAAGTGTCAAAAAAATACACTAACCACTGTCGAGATATCATGGGGTGTGTAAAAAAATGTACTAACCACTTTTGAGAAAACACCAAGGCTGAATTCTTGAGGTCGCAAATTTCGACTTCAAAGATAGGTATATTCTAACCACGACTAAGAAATCACATACCCTAAAAAATAAAATTATAAGGGGTATAAAATAAAGGAAATATATCGTGACAATACCGTATCCATAGTGGGATAGGTATGGCCACCTACGTTGTAGGTTTACCTATACTACTATTTAAAAATGTAAAATGTTTAGAATGAATAAGTTACAAGATTTTACTATAGTTCTTCCGTCGCTACTATTATACCTGGAGCTATAGTAACAGCATACCTCTAGGGGTATGTTATTACTATACCTAGAGCTATAGTACGTCTCATAACTAAAATATTTTGTAATGTCAAGAAATAATTAAATTTATTTTTAACCATTCTATTCTAAAAGAATTTACTAAATTTGGAGGAATTTAAACTCAAACCTTATGAGTGTACGTAAAAGATTATTTTATGATATCGAAACAAGTTACTTTATTGTCAGTGCTTGGAGATTAGGAGAACAAAGATTAGGGCCACATCAAATTATAAAATACCCTGAGATTATTTGTATAAGTTGGAAATGGGAGGGAGAAGACAAAGTCCACAGAGTATCATGGGACGATGAGCAATCAGACAAACAAATAATAGAAAAGTTTGTACCAGAGTTAAATAAAGCAAATCAAATAGTAGCTCACAATGGAGATAGATTTGATTTAAAGTGGATAAGAGGTAGAGCAGTTTACCACGGCATACAAATGAGTCCTAGATATGAAACCATTGATACACTCAAAATAGCTAAAGCTCAATTTAAATTTCACTCAAATAAATTAGATGAACTAGGTAAGTTTTTAAAAGTTGGTGAAAAAATAGAAACTAATTACGAGTTATGGGATAGAATCATTTTAAGTAAAGACCCAGAGGCTCTTGAAGAAATGGGGATATACTGTGATGAGGATGTTAGATTACTAGAGAGAGTATTTGATAAATTAAGACCTTACGGCAAAGCCCAATTTAATTACGGTAAATTATATGGAGACCACAACTTTGCTTGCCCTGAATGCGGATCACTAACACCTAGAGTAACCAAATCCTATACTACTCCTATGGGAGTAAGACGTTACTACTTACAATGTAAAGTAAAAGGATGTCACACAAATTATCCTGTAAGCAACAGAACCTACGTTAAAATGGTAGAATACCAACTAAAAAACTCTTCAAAAGAAATCTAAGTAAAACAATCTTCCTATAAAATTTGGATAGTAACTTATTAATTTTGATATTTGTACTATCAAATTTGTATATTTGCAATGTTTAATAGAAATAAAAAAGGGAGAAAAATGGTTGTAGTTTATTTAGATACGAAAGATAGTATTCTTTTAAAGTCTAATGACAGAACGTTTCATGTATTATATTGGGTACTTAAGCAAGCTAATTTTGAAACTAACTTGTGGTACGCTGATAAAATAAATAAAACGTATATCATGAATAAACTAGGCATATCTGCTCCTGGATTAGACAAACATATTGCTTCTCTTAAAGAAAGAGGATTCATAATACCTGCTGAAGTAAGAGGCAGATACAGAATTAATTTAGAATTATTATCGACTTAGCTACTGGGATGGAGATTGGAGAGTTTACATCAACTGAGTTTGAAGAATTGTTTAACAAAGAACAGGATTTAAGAAGGAAGTTTATTCACTATTGTGCCATGCACAGTAAAACATTAGAATTTACTTATCTTATTGCAGCAGAAAATCCTGTTCTATTTATTTTAAAATTACAAATTAATGGGAACAGCGGAGAAGTTAACAATTGCTAAAGAGATTTTAGCAACATCATTTATTAATGCTACAGAAAAAGCTTTAGCATCAGGATTATCTTTTGGATATAAGTCTTATCCATGTGACGATATTAGTTTTGGTAAAAGTGCTGAACCTATTAAAGGTTGGGTAGTAGATATCAAGGTAAAAGAGGCAGGTTATGGTGAAAGAGATATTCAACAATTTAGATATCAAAGAGATAACAACATTGACCCTAAAAATATGGAGTTTCATGTTATCTTAGATGTAATTTCTAATCTAGTTCAAGGAGCTCTAACTACTTGGTACGAAGTATCTAAAATGTTAGCAGTAGATTCTGAACTACAAAAAGCGATTAAGGATGAAGCAAAGAAAAGTAATTAGTCTTCCTACTGATGAAGGAAAGATTTATCGTCAAATTCTAGCATTTATGGGGTTCATGTTAAATGTGACTCCTCAAGAACGTGATGTATTAGCAGAACTTATTAGGCTAGATAATGAATACTCAGCGCTTCCTCAAGAAAAAAGAGGTAAGTTTATTCTATCTACAGATATTAGAAAAGAAATTAGAACTGCACTTAAAATTGAAGAAAAACAGTTTAATATTATCATTTCTCGATTAAAGAAAAAGGTTTTTGTAGGCAAACCTTTACTAGGAGAAAATAATGAGATTCATAAAGACCTTTTATTTACTCCTGATGAAGATGGTTTTAGAATAGAGGTTAATTTAGTGATGACTGCAGTGAAACCTAAGCCTTTTGTGCAAGAACTAGATGAAGCTATTTTAGAAAAGCATCAAGAAGAAAGTGAAGCTCTTAGACAAGAAATGGCAACAGCTGTAGAAGCTATAAAACCTCCTACTGAATATAAACATGATGCTTCACAAGCACCTGTTATTGAGGAAGAAGATTTTGATATTACAATAGAACCTGTAAACAAATGACACAAAAAGAAATTCTTCATCATGTAGCTAAACGTCACGGACTAACTATTGGCCAGGCAGAAGAAGTCTGGGGATTATTTCTTCAGAAGATAGCTACAGAGATTTCTAACCCTGATAAAAAAACAGATGACTTATATGACATAGAAAAGTTTCCTGTTATCCACGTAGATAACTTTGGAAAGTTTGTTCCTAATGTTAAAAATATAAACTACGCAAATCACTGCTTAAAATTAAAAAAAGATGGACATCACCCTAGAGATTATAAACAACCAAGAAGTAACTAGTGTAACTTTTTATGATATTACTGCTATTGGAAAAAGTAGTAATCCACAAACTTGCATCGTCTATTCTAATGGGATGCAATTTGAATGTAACATGCCTGCTGCAGAATTGTGGTCAAAACTTAAAGCAATAAAAAATGAAAGCTCTGCACGAAAATAATTATTGGGAAGTAAACTCTGAACTTTTAATTATCAAGGAGTTCCAATCTTACTATTCTAAAGATAAAAGCAAAAATAAAACAGAAAGCTCTATAGTAATGTGGGGTCTTTATTATTGCTATCATCCTGAGTCTAAATTTTATAATCTACCTAATAAATTTGATATTATTGAAAATAATTTCATAAAGAATCCTAAATTTAAATGGGATTCTGTAAAAGATATTGTGATTATATTTAAAAATTTAGTACTTTCAGATGCAGAAAGAGCTCTTGGAAACTGGGGAGAGATTATGTCTATGAGAGATACTTCTATTAAAGAGCTTTATAGAAAAGCGTTAGAAGATTCTGACACTGATGAGTTAGTTAAGATTGATAAGATGTTAGCTAATACTCCTAAAATGTTTGAAGATTATAAAAAGATTAAAAAGGACTACGAAGAAGAAAAGACTCTAAAGAAAGGAAAAAGAAATTTATCACTATCAGACACAGGAGACATATGATATCAGAAATTTGGAAACATAAGAAAGAGATTCTTGAGGGTATTACAAATACACTTATCAAGGATAAGTTTGTAGAAGAAGTTGCTGCAGAAAGAATGGCTATATGTAACCAATGCACTGAAAGAAAGACTGACGGATGCGCGGCACTAATTAAAGCATGCTGTAATATTTGTGGATGTTCTTTAGAATTTAAAACAAGAAGTTTAGCATCACATTGTCCTATACACAAATGGCCAGCTTTAGAAGAATAATATGTTGATAGAGAATTCCAATTTTCGAATAAAAGAGATTCCAAACTTTCATCCTGACTTAGAGTATTATGATCGTTTGGATTTTTGGTTAATACACAAACGTAGATGTATTGAAGGATACTGGGTTTCTGGAAAATGGATGCCAGGGCCTTTATACTACTACATCAATTTTCACAATATCTTATTTGAGGATGATTCATCTGTAGCACAAGCTATTGGACTACCTTTTCTACGTGATATAGATTGGGAACTATTTCTTATCTATGAAGAATGTAGAGGTTTCTCAGGTTTTAGTAATGACACTAAATTCACATGTGATAGAAAGTTTGGCCCAGAAAAAGAGATATCTCTTAAGCTTAAAAGAATTACTCAAGCAGAATCAGAGTCTATGACGTATGTTCCTGCAAGAGAATACCTTCGAAAAAACCATGGTAAAGATTTAGGAAAGCCTTTGTATAAAAACTCTGCAAAACATTTTATGAGTATACAAGCTCGTGGTTCTGGTAAATCATATTCATCTGCAGGAATTAGTACACATAACTTTCTTTTTGATGGAGCTACGGATTTTGACGATTACTTAGACAGAAAAAAAAATAAACAATACACTTCATCTGAAACTATCATTGGCGCCATTGACACTAAATATTCTGAACCATTAATGGCTAAGGTAAAAGTAGGTTTAGAACTATTGCCTGGATCGTATACAGAAGGAGAAGAATTTTGGCCTTCACCTTTACACTCTGAATTTTCAGGGTCATTTATGTCTAACAAAATTGTAACGGCAAACTTAAGTAAATCAAAACTATATCACAGAACATTTAAAGATAATCCACTTGCTGCCAATGGTACTCGTGCCAATTTAGTATCCCTAGATGAGGTAGGTTTCATGTACAACATCATAGAATCTTGGGGAGCAATTGAAGCCTTACAGGCATCTAAGAAAAAGAAAAACCTTGTTATTTGGGCTCTAGGTACGGGAGGTTTAGTTTCTGGACAAGCAGCCTTATACGCAGAAACTATTTTTAGAAATCCACCAGATTATAACTGCGTGGAATTCGAGGATATATTTGAGAACCGTGGTAAAATTGGATACTTTGTTCCTATTAGTAAAACCCTCAATGAGTTTAAAGAGGGTCCTAATATGGAAACTAATATGGAATTAGCTACCATGGCTATAGAGCACGATAGAACTTTAGCTAAAAAATCTACTGACCAACGTGTTTACCAAACAGAAGTCATCAATAGACCAATGGTTCCAAGTGAAGCTTTCCTTGTACTTGAAGGAGCATTCTTCCCTACATTACAGCTTAAAGAACAACTAGCTGAAGTTGAAGGAGGTAAATACTTTAAGTATACAGAAGCATCATTTAAGGGGCACTTAAGATTTGGAGAAAAAGATGAACTAGAATTTATTACAGTTCAGGATGCTCTACCTATTAGAAAGTATCCTATAGGAAAAAATGAAGAGAAAACTGGCTGTATAGAATTATGGGTTAAGCCTCAAAAAAGTGATGAGGGAATAGTTCCTCGAGGAGTATACATTGCAGGAATTGACGTTGTAGATAAAGATTTAGCTACTACTAGTTCTTTACCTTCTATCATAATTATAAATCGTTACACACGTCAAGTAGTTGCTGAGTATACAGGTAGAACAAGTGAAGCAAAAGATTTCTATGAGATTTGTAGAAAGATGTTAATGTACTACAATGCAATAGGGATGTATGAGAAAAACCTTATTGGATTATATAATCACTTTGACCATCATAAATGTACTTATCTACTAGCAGATACACCTTATCAATTAAGAAGTACTGATACATATAAAGCAGGTACTAACACATCTAAAGGGATTAATGCTTCTGGAACAATAAACAGTGAAGCACGTAACATGATTAAATCGTGGTTGCAAGAAAAGATATCATCAAACTCAGAAACTCGTGTATATGAAACACTCTATTCTCCTGCAATGATTACAGAATTAATTATGTGGAACAAGGACGGCAACTTTGACCGTGTATCTGCGTTAGGTATGTTAATGTGGTTAGACAGTACTATGTTCAAAGAACAAGAAAAAAAACTAGAAAATACTAAAACATTTCTAGATGATCCCTATTGGAGAGATATGGGAGTTTTAAAAAAGGCCCCTATAATTACGCCAAGTTCAAATTTTTATTCATAGATTTGTATCTTAAATAAATTATTACTATGAGTCAGAGTTCTCCTATTAAAATGCAAGGCTATATTAGTTTCCCTAGACAGAAACTATCTGATAGTAAAAAAGACGATAATTGGTATAAGAAAAATATTGATTTTGCTGAACATTTATTAACATCTGATGTTAATCTTCGTTCTAACTTTAAAAACAAAAAAGCTAATTATAATCTAAGAGCTAATATTATCAACGTTAAAGATTTTGAAAGATTTATTAACCCTGATAATCTAGATTTAGAATCTTTACCAGCTTCTCTTCAACATGTAGGAATAGAAAATTCTAAGATTAATTTGCTATTAGGAGAATATTCAAAAAGACGAAAAGAATTTAAAGCCTACATCTCTTCAAACGATAACGAAAGTATTTCAAGAAAAGAGCAAGCATTAATGGAGCACATTACTGCTACAGTAACTGACATCATTAAAAGAGAAGCAGTTTCTGAAGAGCAAATTAAAAAAGAACTTGAACAACTAAACCACTACAGAACATACGAATTTCAAGACCTCGCAGAAATCACTGCAAACAAAATCTTAAAGAAAGAATACAAAGAAGGAGACTTTGATTTTACTTTCTTACGCACATTTGAAGATTTACTTACTAGTGGCGAAGAGATTATGTATTGTGGAGTACTAGGAGGCAATCCTGTAATGAGACGTGTAAATCCAATGAACCTTTATACAATGGGAGGAAACTCTATGTATATTGAGGATGCAGACATCATTGTAGAATATGGATACAAATCTGTAGGACAAGTAGTTGATGATTATTGGGACGAAATTTCAGCTGAAGATATTGATTTCTTAGAAATTGGAAAAGTAGATGCCTCAGCAGGAGGTGGAGGAATAGGATTAAACAGAGATATTTCTGTGTATGACTATTACGGAGAGCAAGGAGCTCTTTCTATTTTCCATCCTAATGAAATGGGAACAAGAACTTTTGCAGGAGCTTTTGATACTTACGGAAACGTTAGAGTCTTGAAAGTATGTTGGAGATCTCGTAGAAAAATTGGAGAGCTTACTTACTTTGATGAAGACGGCCAGGAACAAAAAGACTGGGTTCCAGAAGACTATGTACTTGATAAAGATAAAGGTGAAACTATTAAATGGGTATGGGTAAATGAGTGGATGGAAGGTACAAAAATTGCTGACCATATTTATACAGTAATGAGACCTGTACCATATGCATCTAAATCTATTGTCAACAAATCTAAAGGAACTCCTCCTTACGTAGGAAGTGTAAACAGTACTAATGATTATAAAGTACAATCATTAATGGATGTGATGAAACCTTTAGCATATTCATACGATATTGCTTACTACAAACGTGAGCTAGCAATTGCTACATACAAAGGATCTTTCACAGCATTGAATGCATCTTTAGTTCCATCAGGTTGGGACCCTAAAGAATGGATGAGATATGTAACTATTAATAAGTTTGCATGGTTAGACCCAACTAATGAAATATTAAAAGGACCTTCTCAAGGTAAATCTGCAGGAGCATTTAATACGTTAACTGCTCAGCAAATTCAAATGGGCGACGCTCAAGAAATAGGCATGTATACCAACTTACTACTCGATATCGAGAACACACTGGGTAAACTAGCTGGAGTATCAGGCGCACGTGAGGGGCAAATTCAAAATAGAGAAGCAGTAAATAATGTAGAAAGAGAAGTTGCACAAACTTCCCATATTACTGAAAAATGGTTTGCTATTGACAATAATTTCCGTAAGCGTGTACTTACTAAATTCTTAGAATGTTGTAAGTACTCTTATAAAAAGAACCCTAAAAAAGGACAGTTCTTATTAGACGATATGGGACAAGAAATGGTAAACAACTTTGATGAGTTTGTTTCTACTGAATACGATATCCATTTAAGCAACTCAAATGCAGATACAGAATTGTACAATGATTTACGTCAATTATCTCAAGCTGCTATTCAAAATGGTCAAGCTACTATTAGTGACTTAATCGCAATTAGACAATCAGAATCAGTGCAAGAAATTGCTAGAAAACTGGAAGAGTCTGCTAAAAAGATTAAGGAACAAAATGACCAAATGCAACAACAACAAATGCAAGCTCAGCAAGAACAAGCTAAAATGTTAGAAGCAAGTCAAAAAGCAGATAGAGATTTCGAAATGAAAAAACATGAAGACGAGATGACTATCAAGCGTGAAGAAATTGCATCTAAAGAATATCTTGCAGAAATGGGTTATGCTAATGGACATGTTAAAGATATTCGTAACTCTTTAATGATAGATACAGATAGTAATGGTATTGGAGACGAATTAGATTTAAGACGTACAGAAATTATTGAAAACAATAATCAAGAAAGAATGGCTTTAGATGCACAAAAATTAGAAGAAACTAAAAGATCTAATTTAGCTAAAGAAAAGCTAGCTAAAGAAAAATTGATGATTGATAAAAATAAACCAGCTGGTACAGCAAAATAAAGCTATAGGATTATAGTAGAATTATAAAATTTATAGATTCTATGTATAAAAATAATTTTAATATTGTAACTAATTAATGACAGCAAATATGAGTTCAGATGAATTATGGGAAGGTCTACAAATTATGACACCCCAAGAACTAAATCAGACTATTGAGAACAAGGATACTCCTGAAGCTCCTAAGACTGAAGAAAAAGAGGAGTTTACTTTAGAACCAGTACGTGCAGAAGTAGGAGATGATGTACCTGAGAATAAAGAAGTTCCAACAGAAAAAAAATCTGTTCCTAACGAGGGACAGAAAGGTAACAATGAAGTAGTTTATAAAGCTCTTTTAAAAGAACTAGTTTTAGGAGGAATCATCACCGCGTCAGAAGCTGACAACTTAGATGAACTTCCAGGAAACTTAGATACTATTAAAGAGTTGTTAAATAAAACCATTGAGCAAGGAGTAGATGCTAAACAGCAAGATTGGAAAAAAAGTTTACCAAGTGATAAGAAAAGATTCTTAGAAATTGAAGATGCTTTTGACCAAACTGACCAAGCAATTATAATGGCTCAACGACTAGAGTTCTTTGACAATCTTACAACTGATGCTATATCAGCAGATACTACGCTCCAAAAACAATTGTATTTTGAGCATTTAAAGTCTAAAAACTTTAGTGACCAAGAAGCAATGGAGTCCGTAGAAGATGCAGATGCAGTAGGAAAGTTAGAACAAAAAGCTTTTGAAGCAGTTCCTAAATTAAAAGCTCAGTCAGCAGCTATTGTAGAACAAAGCAGAACAGCTAAGCAAGAAATGAATACAAAAGCTCAAGAAGAACAAACAAAAGCTTTTGAATCATTGCTTAATGATATTGATTCTAGAGATAGTTTTATTGATGGATTAAACCTTAATAAAATTTCAAAGGATAAATTAAAAAACAATATTATTGAGCCTGTTTATAAAGACCCTAAAAGTGGTAGAGAATTTAACAGCCTTATGTACAAGCAGATGAAAAATCCATCTGAGTTCGAGATGTTAATTAACTACTACGATACTCTAGGATTATTTAATATTACAAAGGAAGGAAAGTTCAGACCTGACATTTCTAAAATAAAAGCAGTTGCTAAGACAGCAGCAATCACAGAGTTAGACAAAGTGATTTCTGCAGAAGAACAAAGAGGAGTAGGACGTAACACATCCATAGAAACTTCTCCAAAAACAGATAACATTCTTTCATTGCTAGAACAGGCAACGAAAGCTAGAAAATAATTCGTTTAACAATTAATAAAAAAACAAAATGGCTCAATTACTTCCATTACAAAAGTATGAAGCAGTAGATTACAATGGTTTGGTTACAGACAACCACTTCCACGCTTTGTATCAACAAAAGCCTGAATTAATTAGTAATGTAATTCGCCAGATTTACAAAACTAATTTACAAGGTAAATTACGTGAATTCGTAGATCGTTTCCCTGTTAAAGAAGTGGAACAAGAAAACGGATTTTATAACTGGATGTTGCAAGGACAACACGATAAAAATCTTCCTTTAGTAGATGCTGAAACAATCAACGGTCTTACTATTTCTGCAGGTACTTTCCCAGCAAACATAGGAGCTAACGGTGAGCGTTTCTACATGATTTTCGACGAACCATTGTTTGAACCAACAAACGTTATTCGTGGAGAGGTAGATGATTATCACTTATTAGTGAAAAAAGCAATGGACGCAGGTTCTCGTTACAAATTCGAAGTTGAATTAGTAACTGACAATCCTACAATGTCTGTCCCTTCTGAAGAATTAATAATTGGAAGCCGTTGGTCTAAATTCTATTCTTTAGCTCCTTCAACGTTATCTTATGAAGGTTCTAAACCGTATTTCACTTCTCCTTGGAGAATGGAAAACCGTCCTGCTACTTTACGTATGGAATACGAAGTTGCGGGTAACACAATCAACAAAGGTAAAAACGAACCATTAGAGTTTGGATTTAACTACAAAGGACAACAAGAGTCTATTTGGATTAACTACCAAGATTTGGTAGCACACCACCAATGTGAGGAAATGTTTGCTCGTATGTTGATGTACGGTAAGAAAAACTGGACAGCTGACCACAAATACTTGAACAAAGACGATAAGACAAAATATGCTATCGAATCAGGTTCAGGTTTCTTCGAGCAAATCGCTCCATCAAACGTTCACTACTACAATACTTATGACCTTGATTGGCATTTAGAATTGTTGTTAGATATGGGTGTTGGGAAAATTGAAAGAGGAAAACGTGTTATTCACTTGTTAACGGGAGAATTTGGTGCAATCGAAATTTCGAAACAAATCAATGCTAAATCTGGAACAGGTAAATTCACTGTAATCTCTGACAAATTCTTAATGTCTAATACAGATGCAGGAAACTTAGGTGGTACAAACACTAAAGGTTTAATGGAACCACAATGGAACGTTTACGAATGGTACAATGGTGTTGTTATCAAAGTTGAAATCGTTGATTTCTTTGATGATGATGTGTACTTCCCACAACGTCACCCAGATGGAAAAGGTATCGTAGAATCTCACCGTATCCTTGCTTTGGATTATGGAGATAACGCAGGTATCTACCGTGTTAAACCAAAAGGAGTTCCTGATTACAATTGGGCTTATATCCCAGGTATGAGAGATCCATTCTCTCCTGCAGGAAAAGGTTCACCTAAAATGGTAGCATCACCAATTGACGGTTATTCCGTACACTTCCAAAAATGGGGTGGTATGATGATTGAAGACCCTACAAAAGTTGTAGACCTTAAATTGAATATCGAAAGATAGTAAATTATAGAAATGTATCCCCTCGGAGTTGAAAGCCTCGAGGGGACATTTTTAAAAGAGAATTAATTAAGACAGCAAAAAATGGAGACAGCAGAAAAAGAAAAAGTGGCTTACGGGTCATTCCTACAAGACAGAATTGTAGCAGTAAAACCAGTAGAGTCATCGGGGAAATGGAATACATTATTAGTTGCAGGACAGGACAGATCGAAAGACCCTTTCATGTACAACAAAACAAAACGAAGTTATCAAGTGCCTCTTAACAATGCAAACCTTGGTGGTGGAGTAAAAAGTATTTTAGATGACCAACGTAGAGTTAAGATTCAAAAATACATGGAGTCCTTTCCTAATGGAATGACTCAAAAAGAGTTCTTTGAAAAAGAGTTGGGTGTGGACTTAAATCCATACGCTCCTCAAGATACAAATTTCTGGAGAACAGATAAAAGAGGACGTGTTGCTTTGTCAAAAGAAGGAACAAGTTTAAACTTAAATCTGCCTTTAGATATGTTAAAATACCTTATCTTATTATCTAATAAGATGCTTATTTGTCCGTCTTATGACGACAGAAAATTAAAAGCAACTTATGAGTTTATGATGGTAGACGAAAGCAGAGTTACTACTAAGAAATTAGAAGAAGCAGGTGTAAAATCTCAAGCTTATATTAAGTTTGCAGAAGTTACTAATAGTAAGAAAACTACTATTGGCTTTATCAAATCTCTTGGAAGAACTATTCCAGTAAGCGCTACAGAAGACTGGATGAAAAATGAAGTTCTTAGTGTAGTTGAAAAAGATCCAAAATTCTTCTTAGAAATTGTAAATCACCCTCAATACAACGAAAGAATTTTTGTTCAAGAAGCTGTAGAAGCAGGAGCTATCATTCGTAAAGGAGAAAAAAGATATACACTTGATAATGGTGCAGAATTAGGAGAAATTACAGATGTAATTAATTACCTTTTGAATCCTGACAATCAAGAAGTTAAATTAAGAATTAAAGCAAAAATTGAGTTAGCTCAGAAAAAATAGACTATGACGGCAAATGAAATGGCAGATGCATTAGACCAAAAACTAGATAGAGTAGATAGTTTTGCGTCAGCGGGGTACGAAGATTTCGATTATTCTTCAGTGCTTACAGAAGCATACCATTTTTATGTCAAAAAGTTTATTGATGAGATGAACAATAGAAAGGGTAAAGGCTTTCAAGAAACTGAAATTAGAGACCAAGGGTTAGGAGCCTTAATTAAAACGGCTCCTGCTCTTACGGTTTCTGCTTCACAAGTTGGAATCTATACTAATGGAAAGTTCTTTGATTTACCGATGGACCATATGTACACAGTCTTTGAAGAATGTACAATTGATAAAAAAGACTGTAATACACAAGAGTTCATAAAGGCTTATATAAGAGTTATTGCTTACAATGAAATTCAACAATTTCAAAGTAGTAAATACAAAAAACCCTTTTATAAGACTTATGGCGACGCTAGAGTTTGGCGAGCAGAATATTCTAGATTAATATCTGGAGTTAACCCTGCATCACCAGCAACAGCAAAACGTCATGAAATTATAACTGATGGTACTTTTAATGTTTCTACATATTATATGAGATACCTTAAAAATCCAACAGCTATAGTTGTCGATAGAGATACTCCTGCAAATCAAGTTAATTGTGAGCTAGATTACTCTACACACGTTGTTATAGTTGATATAGCAACTGACTTAATGTTAGAACGTGTAAAAGAACAAAAATTACAAATAAGAGAATCCTTTAAAGATTTAGAATAAAGATTATTAATTTAAAAACAAACAGAAATGTTAAGAAAAGCTAACAACGTATTTAGTGTCCTTTTGAGTGACGTAACTAAATTAACATCAGGCGGTTCAGGTTTAGATGCAACTTGCCCAGTAGGAACTGTGGTAACTTCTTCTAATATTGAAGCAGGAGCAGTAGTATTAGTGGATGCAGGATTGCGTAGAATGGACAACACTGCGTATGCAGCACTTGCTAACGGTGATCAATTCATGATAGTTCAAGGAAAAGGAGCTAACCAACCGTTGATGAAATCTCCAGTACTTACTAAAGGTAGTACTAAAACAACAATTGCTAAGTACAAAACAGCAGTTCAGCAAGTTACTACTATTGGTTACAATGGTACAACAGGTGCTTTGCCTGTAGCAAGCAACACAGATTTCTGGATTAAAATTCGTAAAAGAGATAATGATGCGGCTAACCGTTCTCAGCCAATGTCTTTGTTTGCAGGTCCAGTTCGTACTGATGCAACAGGTAACCAAGCAGAATTAGCTTGTTTATTAGCATTAAGTGGAAATCAAAATTTCAAAAGAGAACCTGCAAATGGTTATTTGAAATTTGATTTACTTTGTAGCGATGCTGGTACAGAAGCTTTAGGAGCATCTGATACTATTGTAGCAACAGAAGGTTCAAGACAAATTGTTATTACTGAAACAGGAGGTGTATTACCTTACTTGTTTGTAGTAGGAGATTTTATTCGTTTAGGAACAGCCTACTCTGACCCTGTATATAAAATTACAGCAACAACTGTAACTGTAGCAGACGGTGGTATCCTTACTGTAGATCGTCCTGTAACAGCAAGTTTTGCTCCATCAGCAGGAACTGGTACAACAGAATACATTACTGCTGCTAATGCAGCTTCTGCAAACTTTGGTATCCGTTTGACTGGTAAAGAAGCTCCATTTAACGTGAACTCTTTCCGTGATTACTATGCTAATCGTTTTACTGCAACTTTCTCTGATTCAACTGTATTAGTTACATTGACTACAGGAGCTCGTAACGGTAACGGTGTATGGCAACAAGTTGCTATGGATGAGTACATGAACTACGGTTTCGAAGGACAAAACGGTATGTTAGGTGTTCCACCTGCATTACGTGACCAAGTAGTTAAAATCCCAGGTGTTGCTGGTTATGTAGCTGCTAACTGTACTTACTCATCTTTGGATATTGCATGGACAGAAGACATTAAAGGTCTTGTGACTAATGCAGGAGCAAAAGGAAATGTATTAGTGTACTTAAACTTGAGTACAACTGGAAGTCTTTCTGGAACAGCTAATACAGGAAAAGAATTGGTAACTTCTTTAGGACTTACCCCTTCTGACTTTAACGCGTAATTCTCCAACCCCCAGTAGCCTGCCACGAAATTTTGCTGTCGAGTGGTGGGCTACTATATTTTTCCTTATCTTTGATAAAATTTTATTCCTATGAGTTTAATTCCTCAAATATCTTTATCATTAGGCAACAAATGTAATACTGTTACAATTGAAGAATTGACAGGAGTATATGTTTCAACTACTAACGTTGGCGGATGGGGCGGTCCTAATATTACTACAATAGATGCCGATGTTACTTATGCAGCAGTAAATGTATTTCCTTCAACAGGAGCTATAGTCACTGCCATAGGCACAGGAACAATCTCAGGAACTTTATTCACAGATACAACTCACCTTTCAGGTAATTTTGCTGTAGGCCAAATGCTTACAGGAACTGGTATACTACCAGGAACAATGATTATTGCTGTAATCACAGGAACAGGTAATAATAACGGAGGAACTTATGTAGTAAATTACTCACAAACAGTAGGACCTATCACAATTAGTGGTACTCCTATAATGGGTACTTACATATTAAAAAATGATACAGTAGACGTTTACTCAGGCAATGTTACTGCTCCTACACCTGCACCATTTATTGCTCTAGCAGACCAACCTTGGTCTAATCCAGATGGAATTTACGAAATTGTTTACATTGTTACTGACGGTGTAGACATATATACAAATGAAACTCAACACCAATTATTCTTATGCAATCTTTGTAGTTGTAAAGATAATTTAGTAATGAAACTTCTTAATGCTTGTTCTTCACCTTCTACTATTAAACTTAAAGAACAAGTTGACCAAATGGAAATGTTTATTTACGGAATTGAATCAGCTTTTAGTTGTGGAGATTTCGACACTGCTGAAAACATTTTAACAGCAGCTTCAACTTATTGTAAAACAGTATCTGATTGCAGCGGTTGTGGCTGTGGAGGATGTTAATATAATGTATTATGTGTAAATGTAAAGATTGTAAAGGTTTAACACTTTTAAAAGGAAGCGATGGTAGAGGAATTGTTTCTATTACAGATAATGAAGACGGTACATTTACTTTTCTATATACAGACGGTACAACTTATATTTCACCTGATTTAACAGGTCCTCAAGGTGACCCAGGTGATCCAGGAGCAGATGGTACAGACGGTACTGACGGAACAGATGGAACAAACGCTTATAAATTTATAAAAGAAGTTGATTCTATTTTTGATGGAGAAAGTTTTACTGTTACTCAATTAGAATTAGCTGCAGCAGGAGTAATTCCTGAAGGATATATTCAAGGAGGTTTAGACCCAGAATATTGCGATTTACATATTGCAGTTTATTTTAAAAATCCTGCAGGAACTAAATGGATACAAATGACTCCTTCTTATGATGTTTCAGTAGCAGGAGCATACACTGAAATAAATGCTACTTCAGGATTAATTACTATTTATCTACAATTACCTGAAGTAACAGAAACTAGAGTTAGAATTGTAATATTAGCATAATGAGTTGTTCTACTACTATAGAAATAACTGAAGATATGAATCCTGAAGTTGCATGCTTTATTACTTTAGTATGGCAAACACAATGTGAATTTGCACAATGTGTTCAGTCTTATTTAACTAACATGCAGTTTGGTTCTTTTAATTGTGAAGCTTTAGAAATGCTAAAAAATAAAAGAAGAGCTTTAGAAATCTTAAATTGTTATGATGTTAGAGACATTCCTAATGATACTACAGATTACAACTTCTTGACATATAATCAAATGAAAAAACTTTTAAACGCATAATCATGAATATTAATAAAAAACTTAGTCAAAACGGAGAGCACGAAACTGCTACAGGAATAGATTTATTCAAAAGCAACAATACTGGAGACTTGATGTATAAAACCGAATATGGTAAAGAAGTTGCTATGGCTGACCAAGCTTTTGTAAAAAAAAGTATGGAAGAAGTTTTAGATAATATTCAAGATGGTTTTAATTTAGATTTTAAAAAAGATTCAGTAGGACCTAAAGTAAGTTTTATAAAAGTTAGTGGAGCTAACATTGACGAGCCCGAAAATAGAGATATTATTATCCCAGGATTACTAGAAATTACTCGTGGAAATAGTGGTGGAGGTATTTTTAATTATCCTTTAGATGAAGGATATAGTAACAATGCTCCTGCATATACTGCTTGGAATACTCAATATATAGATGCTACAAATACTAATTGGGCGCCTTTAACAAATATTGCTAATAGAACATTTACTACTTGGAGAAACGCTATTCAAGCACCTTCAACAGGAGAAAGAGTGCCTCCTCAATATGTAGGAATAAAAACTGTAATGCAGTTTACATATCCTGAATCAGGAGAAACTCGTTATTGGTTAATTGAATTTACTTATTGGGGAATAGGAAATGAAAATGATTACGGTTTTGGTTATGACCGCTATGAAATTTTTCCTTCAGTTTTTTTTGAGCAACCAAATGTCACTAATTATAATACTCCCGTAACTGTTGATGTTATTTCTGCTGGAGTGCATTTAGCAAAAAATCATAGTGGAAATATTCTATATAATGCTTTAATAGAAGGAAATGGCGTTCAAGGAGTATCTCCAAAAAACACTCGTTGGAATAGTCAATACACAGATACCCGTGCAGGATATAATGGTTTTGAGGATTTAACAAATGTAAAATCTCGTGTTTATACAGATTTTGATAATGCTATGAATGGAGATGCATTTACTTATATAGAGACTAATTTAGTAATGCATGATTTAACTACTGATTTATATTGGAAAATTAATTTTAATAGTTGGGATAATTCAGAAGAAAATCCTGGAGGAATTGACACTTGGTCAATCGAAAATGCAGGTTCAGATTATGAAGATGGAGAAGCAATGCTTATTGCTACAGGAGGAACAGGAGAAAGTTGTTTTGTTTATGTAACTATTACAGATGGAATTCCTGATGTTACATATTTAAACCCAGGTAATAATTACACTGTTGGAGATATTTTAACTTTTAGTGACGGTGTTACAGAAGACCCATTAACAATAACAATAACAGCTGTATATGCTATAGGAGCGTATTCTTATTATCGTGAAGTTATTCCTCAAGGAGATGCTGTTAAATTTGCTGATGGAACAGAATTAGATACTGCGCCTAATACTGCAGGACACGAAATTACTATTGATAATTATGGAAATAGTATTATTGATGATACTTCTGATAATTTAGTTACCATTAGAGGAGGTAATCCAGATGAATTCACACAATTAATTGATAATTTTTCAGGAATGCTTATTGTCAACGATCATTTTGATGGTAGAGTAGAAACATGGATTGCAGGCGGTGGAGATACCACATTATTAGGGGCAACTAATTTAGGAGGAGATCCTTGTGGAAGCACTTTAACTATGGTAGATTCAGGATATCAATGGGCTAATAATGATGCACTTGAAGGTCCTTTTACATTTACAGTTATCAAAACAAGAAACGAAGCTTAATAATTTTAAAATAAGATATCATGCCAAATAGAAAAGTAGCCTTATCAGGCGGACCTAATAACACAGAAGCAATGGTAACAGGCCAACAAGAATTGTTGGTTAAAGTTAACAGTGTAGCTTCTAGTTCTAATGCTGCAACAGAAACAACTCTCGCAGCTGTCAATACTAAATTAACAGCAGGCACACGAACTCCTAATATCTTTAGATATACTAATTCAGGAACTATTGCTGCAGGTGCATACAGCATGTCTATTGCTAATGTAGGTACAGCAAATGCAACTGTTAAAACAATAACTCTTAAGCCAGGAGAAACTGTTAGTTTTGATGCAGGAACTTTAAATAATACACTTGCAGCTGTTGCTTATGATGCAACTACTTCAGGTGCAGAATTACTTGTTATTACTCTTACATAATGAGTGCCTCAATCACACTGTCAAAAAGTTTGTACTCAGGAACTTTTTTTGACACTACGTTACAGACAAATGCTGGAGCAACAACTGCTAATCAGGTAAAAATTAATACAACGCAGCAAGCTACTGGCATGACGTTAGGCACAGATAGTATTAACATACTTAATAGTGCCATGTATTTTATATCTGCTAGCCTCCAACTTGCATTTACTGGCGGGGCTTCTAACTATAATGTAACTGTGTGGTTTACAATTAATGATAATATTGTTCCTAATTCATCATACACGTTTACTACTACTGGAGCACAAAATGATCAAACACTAGCTGTTATAACGGATACAATACAATTAAACGCAGGTGATAATATTAAATTCTTTTGGTGGTCACAAGCTACAGGAATGAGACTTATACCAACTGCTGCTGGAACTAACCCAACAAGACCATTGTCTCCGTCTGTTAACATTACCATATTTAATGTAGCATAATAAGACATACTAATGAGTACAGGAATTAACATAAAAAAAAGACTCGCAATACTAGATGAAAGTTCAAGTCTAACTACTGATGCTTCTAGTATTAATTTTGTTGGTGCAGGTGTAACAGCTACTACAGTTGGAAATAATGTTACTGTTACAGTTTCAGGAGGAGCTTCTTCAAGTCCATTTAATGCTTTCCAATATAATGTCACAAATCTTTCTGCTGCACCTACTAGTGGGCAAGCTAATTTTTCTACTTCAGAAGGAGATGTAATTGGAATTAGAATTAACTATACTACTTTTAATAGTTTAGGCATAAATGGCTATCTAACAAATAGACTTAATAATACAGCATTATTAATAAATATTCCAACTAATGCAAATCCAAATTCTATAATGATTGTTTCAAACTTTGTAGATAATGGTACATATTGCTCATTTGATGGGACAATAGTTGTTGGAAATGCATTCCCTAATGCAGGTGCAGGAACATTAACTTTCATACCTTAAAATAAAAATTACTAATGTCAACAAGAATAGATATAAAACAAAGTAGTAGCCCGCCAACTTATTCTAGTGCTGAGTTGATGAAGACAGGACAAACTACGTCTTATAGAACTGGTGATGATGGTGATTTAGAAAAGGGTAGAGGTTCAGATTTTTTTACATTAATTTCAAATAATCCATTTGGAAATACAAATAGATTCACTGATACTTTAGGTGGCACTACATATGCTAATAATTGGGTGATTGATTGGAGTACTTCTAATGGTACAACTGTATTAGGTTACTACATAACTTCTTTAGGTCTACCAAATATAACATGGAATGCTGCTATTGATGCAGCACAAGGTACTTTTGGAGGATTTAGCGGTTGTAGATTGACAAACAAAAGAGAACTTGAGAACATTTGCAACTATCAATTAACTCAATTGTTGAATTATGCACCATTTAATTACTCAGGAATTACATTTTGGTGTTCAACAACATACGCAGCAGTTAATATTATAGCACATACATTAGCAGGTAGTTGGATGAATTTAACTGCAAAAGCTGATATTGGTGGTAGATATATACCATGTAGAACATTCACAGTAACAGGAACAACACTAACTTAAGATATTATGGCAACTTATAAATTTCCTCAATTTAATGTAGAAATTATTGACCCTACAATAGAAGTAATTACAATACATGATACTATTGCACAAAAAACTTGTAGTGTTGATGTATTACTTTCTACAACAACAGCAAACTTTGGAGTTACTCTTGGGGGGTTTACTTATGTAACAGATTGGAATGATAAAGAAGTAAAAATATGGACAATGGTAGAACTTACTAAATACGAAATATAAAGAATTAATTTTGTAAATTTATCCTCATGAAAAAAGCAATTATTTGGTTAATCGGAATTTTTGGAGTATTTGCTCCTATTGAATTATGTGTTATCATTCTAATGATAGTAATGGGAATAGATACTTTAGTTAAATTATTTGCAATTAAAAGTATTGCTAAAAAAACAGGACGCAAATTTAAAGATGTTTTTAATTCAAGAGTTCTTAGAACTGGATATATCTATAAAGCAGCTGGTTATTTTATTTTAGCAGGAGCTATTTTTCCTATAGATTTTTACTTTTTAACTCCATTTTTACAAAAAGGAATTGATTTATTTGCCCCATCCTATAAGATTACTATTTTAACAACTGCCTTATTTACAAACCTTTTACTTATTATCTTTAGTTTAATTGAAGTATCTTCGATAAATGAAAATTGGATTGACATCACTGGCAATAATATGCTAAGTAAAGTATTTGCTATGGTTAAAAAAATCCGTAGCGGTATAAAAGACACTACTTCATTTATTAAAAATACTAAAGATGAACTTCAACCTTAAACAATTATTCTGGCTTTTATTTACTACTTATTTAGTATTATACTTTCTAATATGGATATTAAAATAAAACACAATATTACATTAATTTTTCAATTAATTTTAGGAGTAGGAGTTTTGTTGCTTTTACTTAAAAATCCTAAACAAGTTTATCCTGTAACTAAGCAAAAAACTATTGAACATAGAATACAAGGAAAAGAAACAATTATTGAAAAACAAACAATAGGAGTTAACAATGATAAAAAAATCATTGCTACTTTAAATGCAGGTCTTTTAGACCTAGAACAAGAATTAGAAAAAGTTAGAAATAGTCGAGATACTTTTAATATTATACAAATTCAAGATACAATGATTCATGTGCTATACGCGCGTGATAAATTTAAAGATGATGTAATTGCTCGACAAGATACTATAATCCTCGCACAGCGCTACATTATTGACTCAAAAGATACTATTATTACTACTCAAAAATTTGATATCAAGAAATTAAAGAAACAGAGATTAGGACTTACAATCTATGGATTATTAATGACGGGAGTCGCAATACTTAAATAATGAGCTTAGCAAAATTTCAAGAAATTATAGGAGCTACTCCTGATGGAGTATTTGGTAAAGAAACTTTAACTAAAGCAATGGTTTATTACAAATTGTCCAAAGAACAAACGGCACATTTCTTTGGACAATTAGCACATGAAACAGGAAGCTTTAGTATATTTACAGAAAACTTAAACTATTCTGCAGACGGATTAATGAAAATATTTAAAAAGTATTTTCCTACAAAAGTAATAGCAATGGCTTACCAAAGACAGCCTGAAAAAATTGCTAACAAAGTTTATGCTAACAGAATGGGTAACGGTCCTGAGAATACAGGAGAAGGCTATAAGTATCGTGGAAGAGGTGCTCTACAATTAACTGGAAAAGATAATTATATAGCATTTTCTAAATATCTTGATAAACCTGAAATAATCTCTAATCCTAATGTAGTAGCTACTGATTATGCATTTGCTTCAGCTTTATTTTATTTTGAAAGAAATAAACTTTGGCCATTATGTTTAAAAATGGATGATGCATCTATTCTTACAGTTACTAAAAGAATTAACGGAGGAACAAATGGTTTATCTCATAGAACAGAATTAACTAAAAAATATTATCAACTTTTAAGTTAAGTATTATGGCAAAAGTAAAAGAAAGTGGAATTGGTAAATTAGCAACACCAAAAGTTTCTAGACCAGGAGTACATGCTAAAACTAAAACTTCTAAATGTAAGAAGTCTAGAAATTATAAGAAAGCTTACCGTGGCCAAGGTAAGTAATTAAAATAAATTGTATATTTGCTTATTATGTTGAAGTTAGAAGACTTACATGCACAGCTTTTAGAAGCTCTTAATATCAACTCTATTGAGTCTGTATTTACTTTTGAGTACTTTACAGATTTAATTAATGAGCAAAGATCTCTATGGATTCGTAATGAATACAACAAAAATCGTTCTATTGACCCTTACATTCTCCAAGAATTACCTTGTGTAGAATTAGAATTAGTAGACCCACATAATTGCTGCATTACTGTTCCAACAGGATGTAAAATACTTAGAACTGTAAAACCTATCCCAAATACTATTGAGTTTAATTTTAACAAAGGAATTACTTCAATAGGACCAGTGGATATGATGAAGCCTCGATTTAACATAATCACTTATTCACGCGCACCTTATGTAGGAAATGGACGTACAACTGCACGTTCTATTTATGCTTTCTTGTATCAAGGATATATGTATGTTATGAGTAAAGACCCAATTGTCTTAAACTTAAGATATATTAATATGCTTGGTATTTTTGAAGACCCTACTGTACTTGGAGATTTTATTAATTGTACTACAGGTAATACATGTTGGAGTCCTGCAAGTCCTTATCCACTAAATCAATGGATGTGGGCATATATGAAGCCATACATTGTTCAGCAACTTGTACAAAAAATGGCATTCTCTAATGATGATGCAAATGATGCTCAAGATAGTGTGGCAGGTAGTAGAGGATTATCAAGAGGAAATTTAGATGAACGACCAGCACAGCAATAATGCGCATTTAAAACGTGGGAAAGGAAAACTTTCTGGTGATGTTAAGAAAAGAAATTTCTTCTTGCACTATAAGAATAATGCCAAAGAAAAAGTAATATCTCAACCTAAATATAACGCTTTTCTAAAAGAATTACTAAATGAGTTTAGCACTCAGATTGTAGCTACAGGTTTAGAATTAAAATTAGGTAGAGTAGGAAGAATTAGAATTAAAAGTACAAAATTAAATTTCTTCAGAAAAGATGGTAGACGCTCATTTAGTTTAAAGCCTAATTGGGAAGCTACTTGGAAATATTGGAGAGATAAATATAAAGTATCTGATGAAGAGATAGTTGCAATTGAAAAAAAGATTTTAATATTTCATGAAAATGATCACTCGCAACAAGAATTTTATAGACACTTTTGGGATAAGACTTCGTCTAATGTAAAGTTCCAAGTCTTCTATAATTTTAAAGCATCAAGACAATACTCAAGATTATTAGCCAAAGTGGTTAAGGATCCAAATCGTAAAGTATTTTATTATGGATAATATGTTTAGTATAGGAAAAGAAGAGAACGAAGGTTCTTCAAAAGAAGTAGAATCGTTAGTTCGTTCAACTCGTAAAGAGTTTGAAGACGGAAGCTACGAAGAAGTAAAAGTAGAACAAGTTGAAGGAGGCTACATTAAAACTATTTGTACTCGTAAAAAAGACAAAGACGGATGTTGGCAATATGATGAAGATAAATCAGTTCATACAGAAGACCCTATGAAAGATAATTCTTCTGAAGGTATCGCCAACAGATTAGAATCAATACTTAAAAACTTAGGATAATGCATTCAGGAAATACCGTTTCATATAAAGCTATCATTGACAAAGTTATTCGTGACTTCGGATTTAATTATGAAATTAATGAAGAAGAAGGAGTAGAATGGTTAGCAGAATTCATGGCTCACACTAACTCAGGTGTAGTTATGGAAGATAAAATTGGCTACATACAAGTATGTGACGGTAGAGGAGATTTGCCATTTGATTTGCATAAAATCAAACAAACAGCTCATCTTGAAGGTATTGATACTTTAGAAGAAGCAGAATGCGGTCAAGGAAGAATGTATCCAATGCGTTGGGCAACAGATAACTTCCATACAAGATATCACAAAGACAACCGTGATTATACAACTGAATCTAGAGAAACTTATACAGTAGGCCAAGGATTTGTTTTTCCTTCATTTGATAAAGGATTCTTAGCAATATCGTATGAAGCTATTCCTACAGACGAGTGTGGTTATCCTACAATCCCTGCAGAACAACAATGGTTAGCAGCAGCTTCTTTTTATGTTGGACATAAAGTAGCATTTAAACTTTGGCTACGTAATGAATTAACAGGAGACAAATATCAAATTATTGAAAGAGATAGAGATTGGTATTTTGCTCAAGCAGTTAATCATTCTAAACAATGGAACGGTGTAGATGAAGCAGAAACTGTAAAAAATTCTTGGGTACGTACTATTCCAAGTTTACAAGACCACAGCAATTTCTTTGCTAACATGCAATTACCTGAAATGCGTAAGTTTAGACCTAAAGCAGGTATTGGTTTGGTATCAACAATTAATGTATTATCTGCTACTGCGCAAGGTAGCAATCCAGCAACATCATAAATGGAAGCACACGTTACTACATACGGAGGAATGAACATGGATGCTGCTTACGACAGTCTTCCCCCTAATTTATATATAGATGCCGTTGATATTAGAATCTCCACTACTAAAGGAGAATCTATGGGAGCATTTACTAATATTCAAGGTAACGTAGAATCTTTTGAAATTCCTAAAACAGGAGAATGGGGAACTGCTGTAGGTATTCCAGAAATTATTGGATACACTACAATTAGAAGTAGAATTATTTTATTTGTTGCAGATGACTCTAATACTAACGGTTGGATTTATGAAGTTCAATATGATGAAGCTACTAGAGAAATATTACCCAGTTATCCTAATTTACTTTACTATAGTGCTGATTTAAACTTTAGCAAAAACTTTCCAATAGAAGCATTAGGAAGATACGAACAAGCAGGAATTCAAAGAGTTTATTGGACAGACTATAATAACTACTTACGCTCTATAAATATTAGCTCACCTGTACTATTAACAACTCCTACAGGATTAATTGATATTTATCCAGATACTATTTTTGTTCAGCCTTTATTAAATAACATTCTTAATGGAGGTAATTTATTAGTAGGAGAATATCAAGTAGCTTATAGAGTAAGAACAGCTGATGGTAAAGAATCTTTAATATCTCCACCAAGTAACTTAATACATGTTACTTCTAAGTCTGAATTACTGACTCAGTCTGCTCAATATATTGGAATGCCTAAAGGAACTAATTCAGGAAAAGCTTTAAGCATTAATGTAAATGTAACTAACTATTCTGATTTTTCAGAAATAGATATATTTTTAATTTTTCATGAAGACTTTAGAGGAACTCCTAAAGTAAGTTTTATAGAAACAAAAGCTATTACAGGTTCTCTAGTAAATTTCCTAATTACAGGAAATGAAGAGACTGCTTATATTATAGAGTATTCAGAATATATATTAAAATCTTTTGCTTTTAAAACAGCTAAAAGTATTACTCAAAAAGATAGCTCACTAGTAATTGCTAATTTAAAATCCTCTAATTTTTCTATTCAAGATCGACTAGCAGAATTAGAAGAAACTTTTGATACTTCTATTGTACGTTACGATTCAGGAGCTATTACAGATGGAGATAAATTTTGTCAACGTTACAATCGTGATGCTCAATGGAGTGACGGATGGTTTAGTGATGACCAGTTTAAATATCAATCTGACGGTGTAACTTTAGGAGGGGAAAGTTCTAATATTAGTTTTAAATTTCACTTACAACAATTTACTTTAGACGGAAGTCCTACAAATGGTTTTGTAAACCAGGCTAATGTTCCTGACTATGGTCCTACTCCTCCTCCTCATGATTTAGATGATGGAGCAGGTGTTTATCAAAATATTACTTTTCCAAATAATGCTTCACCTTTTATATCAGGATTACTTCGAGGATATAAACGTGGAGAAACTTATCGTTTTGGAATAGTGTTTTACAATAAAAAAGGAGAAAGTTCTTTTGTAGAGCACTTATGTGATATTAAATTTCCAGATATTTCCGATCAAGATGGAACAACCAATAATTCAGGTACTAATTATTTTCCATTAACTACTTCTAGCGGCACTACTACTTATGGGTATGCTTTAGGAGTAGAATTTACTTTAGACTTTTCTACTTGCCCAGACTTTTTATCAGAAGTTGAAAGTTATCAAATAGTAAGATTAGAAAGAACTGATGTAGATAAAAGACGTATTACTTCAGGTATTATAAAAGCTTTTGCAGACATTGAAATTGGACCTACTGGTAGTGGATTAGATTTTGATTTAACTCAACCTGTAGGAGGAACAGTAATATCAGGAGGTAGTGATATTTATCATATTTACCCTGAAAATGTAATAGGAACTCATTTTGAGCATTTACATGGAGCAGTCGATACTTATGGAAGTATTCCAGGAGACTTTATTGCTTACCATAGTGCAGATATTTCTTACAATTTTGATAATATACCTGAATTAATTACCTCCTCTAATAATGCATGTGTACTTGTTACAGGAGCATTTTATCAGCCTGGAGGAACTTATATACCTTCAGTAGATTTATCAGGTCCTGAAGATTTATGCGCATTTGCAGAAGATTACAGATTGACTATGAGAACTACTTATAATCTTGATAGTTTATCTCCTGAAAATATTAAAATCTGGGCAAATGGTAAATCAAAAGTAGGAATGTATTCTACTTCAGAATACACTGATAATATAATTGGGCCATTTGATGTAGGAGGTACAGCAACTTATCTACGAAATTACTCTGCAACTTATAATGTAGGAGGCTCAGGAATAAATGACCCACAAAACGGACCTGGTCCAGCTGACCCTGCTCGTTTAATTAATAAAGGAGCTACAGGAATTATAGGTAGAATAGGAAAATTATTATTTGATCCAATTGACCCTTTACAGCCAATTCCAGCTTCTTCAGCTTATGATAATTTTGGACCAGATGTAGCAGCCTCTACATCAACTCCATATTCAGGAGCTAATTATTTATATACTCCTATTGTAGATATTGTTCTTCCTAAAGAAGAAGTTTACGGAGGTTACACAGATGATGTATTAGCGGCTAATACTTTTATTTCTGCTTCTCCAATTATTCCTGTAACAGAAACTAATCCTAAAGTATTTGGAGGAGACATTTTTATAAACATGTTTACTTTTCAAGGAACTACTCTTGAGTTAAATACGATATTTTATAAAAATGCTGGTACAGGTACTCCTGATGCTTTTGGAACTTCTTATTCTACAACAGGAGCTTTCCCAGTAGAGTCTTCTATAAATATTGATTTAGCACAAGGAGCTACTTTAAAAACTGGAGTTAAATATACAGAAGCTTTAAACGATACTCAAAATACAGTACTTAGACAAGAAACTAATAATACTTATACACAGTACGGAGAAAACTTGTACATGTACGCTTATAATACAGTGTATTCTCAAGAAAATAGTAATGTAGTATTTTTTACTAAACCATTAAACTTTGATAATACCTCAGCTGCTAATGACATCCGAGCATATTTATCAAATGTAAAAATCAATGGAGATAAAATTGATGCATGGACAAAATTTGGTGTAAATAATTATTATGATATAGATGACTATGGTCCAATTAATAAAATCGTCAATTGGAAAGATACAGTTTATTTTATTCAAGATAGAGGATTTGGAGCTTATGCTATCAATCGTGCAGCTATTACTTCTACTAATGATGGAGTTCCTACGCAATTAGGTACAGGTCAAGGATTTGGTAAGCATCAATATATTTCAAAAGAACATGGAGCTATTCACCAATGGGGTATAAAAACTACAGACTCTGGTATATATTTATTTGATGGTATTCACAGAAAGATTTTTGTATTTAACGGACAAGGAAATAATCCTCTTTCTGAATTAAAAGGAATACACAGTTTTTTACAAGCACTACCTGATGGAGTGTTTTATAGAAAAGAAAATCAAGGAGATAACCCAATAAAAGGTTACGGAGTTACTATTGGAAAAGACAGAATTAATGACGAGGTAATCTTCACTTTCTTATCTACTACTCCTAGAGTGTTAGTAGTAATAGGAGGTGACACTTATTATCCAGGAGATATTATTACAAGCGGAGGATTATATTATGTAGTTACTATTGAATTTATTGCTTCTAGTATTCCAGATGATTTAAAAGAACAGTTAGATAGATATGCAGATTTAGTAAATATAATTTCTAGATTAAATGCTACTTCAATAGTATACGATGAATTAATGCAACAATTTTCTTCAAAGTATAGCGCTACTCCTAAAATGTGGATAGAAAATGGTGATATACTTTTATCAGCAAATCCTAAAAAAGGAAACATTGTATATACTCATAATATTGGTAATTGGGGAGAATTTTATGGTAATGTAGAAGAAGCGTCTATTACATTAGTAATTAATCCTAATGCTGATATTAATAAAATTTTACGTACATTAGAGTTTAATTCTATTGTGCGTGATGATTTAAAACAAGTAGATAGAACTAAAACTATCACAGGATTTAGAATCCAAACACAAGTACAAGATTCAGGTATTATACCTTTTTCTTCAGGGAGAATTAAAAGAAGATTTGATAAATGGAGAGTTAAACTTCCTAGAGATATAAATTCTGTATCTCAACAAGGAAGATTTAGAAGTACTCATTTTATAGTAACTTTGTATTTTGATAATAATATCAATAAAGAGTTTATAATGAATCGTTTAATTTCGTATTACGACCCACAAGTACTATAATGAAAAAAGCGCAACCTAGACAAACATTAAATGGTCACAGCATATTCTCTAGTGAGAATGCCCAAGATGCTTACTATAAAGGCGGAGGATACATGGCCCCAATATTGCCAATGCATTTTGATAAAGGAACTCAAATCTTTAGAGACACTACTAGTTTACCTTTTTTAGATGGAGGTCCATTAGTAGATAGAACTAGTCAAGGTAAAATTAGAGACAGCATTTATGCATCAGCATTAGGAAACTATTACAAAAATGGAGGAAAGTTTTTAACTGCTAATGGTGAGTACCATAGAATTTACAGAAGTGCAGACGGAAATATAATGGTTAATCATCCTGCTGAAGATAAAGGCCAATGGGACACTATTAATTTAACAAATAAAGCAAACGCTAATACTATTGCAGAAGGAGTTGCTGCAACTAAAAAATGGCATGCTGATAATCCTAATGTATATGCTCAAGGAGGTATGCTAAAACGTGCAGACGGTAGCTACTCTCCAAGAGGATTGTGGGATAATATCAGAGCTAACGCAGGTTCAGGAAAAGAACCTACTGAGCAAATGCTAAAACAAGAAAAAAAGATTAATAGAGAATATGCTGATGGAGGCCAATTGTATACATACAAAGGTAGACCAGGAGCTACTTATCAAAAAGTAAACAATCAATGGTATATTCAAACTGAACATACTAAAGGTTTTATTCCTGTAAAAGACCCAACAGGAAAGCGTACTGCGTTATTAAATGCACAAGCTACTCCAATGACAACAACTACTAATAAGTACCAACGTACTTATGCCCCGTTATTAGATAACAAGCCACAAGTAGCCGAGAGTACTGTACCTAAAAATAGTTTTGATGTAGGCATGCAAAAAAGTATGCAAAATAAATTAAATCAAGGTGCTGCAGAAAACCAAGCTGTTAGAGCAGAAACTATTAATGCAATAAAAAATTCTGCTACCCTTACTAAAGAACAAAAAAACGAAATTCTTTTAAATCCAAAAAAAATAGAAGAATATAAATACTTAGGGGAAAACGTTGTTTATGGAAATCCTAATCAAGGAACTATAAAAGAATTTAACCCTGATGATAGACCAAGTAGAGCTTGGGAAATAGCTACTAATCCTTTTACTGCTTTTGAGTATGCTGTATCAGGAGGAGGAGTAGAAAACATGCCTCGTAATATTAATGAAATGCGTATGGCAGGCATAGATCCAGGAGTAGTTCAAGGAAGAAATCTTGTAGGAAATGCATTAAATTCTAATCTTAATTTACTAGATGCAGGAGATAAAGTATATAGAAATTTACAAGCAGGTAATTATATGAATGCAGGATTAGAAGGATTAAGATTTATACCTTCAATAGGTGCAACAAAAACAGGAGTAAAATCTCTAGCACAAGATGCAAAAGGAGTATTAAAAGCAACAGATAAACTTAAGGACCTTAAAAAAATAAGTCAGGAAGAAAAAGTATTTGGTACTTACGGACATGATTTAGAGACTAATCCAAATATTATTTATAAAGAATCTGAAAGTGGAAAAATAATTCCTTTTAATACTAAGACTAACAAATCTTTGCAAGAAGAGTATGTTGAAAATATGAAGTCATATTATGATAGTCCTGAGTTTAAAAGAATAATGAAAGAAGAATATCCTGATGTAGATATTGAACAATACAAAAAGGTTACACTAGAAAATCTTAAAAATGAATTAGAATATAATCCTAGTCAAGTTCCTGAAGGAGCTTCAGGAGTTTACACTAGTAAGCATAGTTCAAATGCTGCTTATATGCCAGGACATACTCCTACATTTAAGCAAAAAGTAGCAAATGCTAATACTAACGAATACATGTATCAAGAAGATAATGGAACTGCTCAAATAAGTAATCCAGTAGCAACTTGGCATGAATTAAGCCATCAAAGAACTAATTCTGATGAACTTCTTCCTAATTGGCTTACTAGATCTCATCTAGAAGAAAACACTTTAGATCCTTATGTAACAGGATTAGATTATCATGCAAAACCTACAGAATTTGAAGTAAGATTACGTCAACTTAAAGAGGATTTAAAAACTCAAGGTATTAATGATTATTTTACTACTCCAATTACAGAAGAACATATTAACCAATTAGATGCAGCTAAATTAAAAAAAGAAGGTGATTTATTATTTAATAATATGAAAGCAGAATATCGTGCTATAAAAAATGCAGGAGGTTCTGAAGCAGATTTGGAAAAAATAAAAAATCAATATTTCAATAATATTAATAATTTAGAAAGTCAAATAGGAAAAACAAAAACATCAGAAGATACTCAAGAATTATTAAAAAGATGGCCTGCTAAATTTCTTGCAGAAAAAGCAAGAACACTTCCTGCGCTAGTTCCTATAACAGGTGCAGTAGGAGGAACAGCTTTATTAGCTAATCCTTGGCAACAAACAAAACAAGATTAAAAAATAAGAAAAAAAGTTGTAACTTTACTTCAAATTTAGTATTATGCCAGACGATAAAAAGAAATTCATTCGAAAACCTAAAGCAGATGCTTGGAGATTTGATACTTCTCCTCTGGTATATAACTATGATAATTATTTAAATTCATTAGGATATAGAGCAGGAATATCTACAGGAAATTTTCTTCATAAACCTAGTCCAGGTGGATTATATTATCCAATGAGTTTGGATTTTACTCAAAGTTATGCTGATAACTCTAGAGCATATAATGCTGACCCAAGTAAATTTGAAAATCCTCAAGAGGTAGTTTCTAATATACAATTTGGGCAACCTACTACATACACAGATTACACTAGAGGACCTCGTGAAGCAGACATGGGCTTAGAATTTAAAGCAGGTGCTACTAACATGAATCCTGATCCTGATTGGTCAGGACCATATGGTAGATTTGATTTAGGAGCAGGTTATAGTAAATTGCGTCAAGGATACGGAAATGTAGAAGCAGGAGGGGGTTATAAGTTTGAAACAAGAAATGGCTTAGGAGGTTCATCAGGAGCTTTTTTAAAAGCTATATTACAAAATAAAGACCTTTACGGAACTTTACAAGATAGAGTAATTCCTGGTCAAGCAGGTCATATTGCAGGAAATGTAGGACAAAATAAAGCTACTTGGGGGTATGGGTTAAAAGGTGATATAAATTATACTAAACCCCATAGTAACTTAACATTAGGAGCAAGAGGAAGTGTTATGGCAGACATGACTCAAGGTAAAAATAATTATCGTTATGCAGACCAATCAGAATCAGGAAGAGTAGAAATGACTCCTGTAATTAATGCTGAGGTATACGCTAAATACCCTATTAATTATGGAATTAATAAAATTCAACAAAATTTAGAAAGAGTTAAAAAGAATGATATTGCTCCAAAAGACAATAATTTTTCTGATATAGATACTGATAGATTAAGAAAATTTTCTTTACCTATTAAAGAAGATGGTCGTCCTAATGAATTTAATATAAAACCCGTTTCTTTTGGAATAGGAGAAGAATATCCTACTATATATAAAGGAGACAATGGTACTCATTCTTTATTTGGAAATATTATAATGCCTGATGATTCAAGAGAATTTAAAAACGGTGGACAATTTAATAGAAAATTTAATTTACCTGAAGACAGTTTTAAAAAAGGTGGTAATGGATTACATGATAGTATCTATTCTTCTTCTTTAGAACAATACCCAGCAGTTTACGCAAAAGGAGGACATATGAACTTTAAGTCAAACGCAGCATACAAAGCATGGCTAGGATACGGACATGCATCAGGAGCTTTTGAAAAAACTCCAGGAAATCAAGCAGTAAGTGTTCAAGGACACCCTCATAAAGTACAACATGAAATGGGAGGTTTTTTAGGAAACCCTTATGTTAATATTTTTGAAGGAGGAGGAGAATTAGATACTCCTACTTTAGCTTCTATGGCTAATATGAGTGTTGCAGAAAAAACAGCATTGATTTATCAAACTGTTACTCAGTATGTAAACCAAGCTAAAGCAGAGGGACGATTAGGTCCTAATGATAATTTAAGTATTGATGGAGTAGTTGCACAAATCCTTTTAGAAACAGGAAATGGTACTTCTTCATTAGTAAAACGTGCTAATAATTTTGGAGGTATTAAAGCTGATGATAATTGGACAGGTCCTAAAACAGGGCAATACCGTTTATACAATACCCCAGAAGAAGGATTAAAAGCTCAAATAGATTTTTACATCAACAATCCTCGTTATAGAAAAAACGGTGTATTTGATGCAAAAACTCCTAAAGAACATTTTGAAGCAGTTCAAAGAGCAGGTTATGCAGAAGCAAAAAATTATGTTAGCGCTGGCATGGGCATGGTAAATTCTATTCCTAAAAGACTTGCAAAAGTTGACATGACTAAATTTGCAATCCCTGCAGCAACTACTACAGAAACTCCTATAATCCCACAAGAAGAAATACAACAAGGAATGCAACCTATAAATAATTTAGGCATTAGGCCTTTAAGACCTATAGACATTCCAATGAATATGCAAACTACTCCAGAAATAGTACCGTACACAACTACTGCTAGTCCTACAAATCAAATGCCTGATTTAAGTGGAAAAGCGCCTTCAATTCCTAAAGGATGGTTTGGAGGAGGTAATACTATTTTTGGAGGAAACAAAGAAAAGAAATTTGCACAAGGAGGCCTTATGAATCAATTAACAGAATTTAATGAAGGAGGTTCTCATGAAGAAAATCCTTTAGGAGGAATACCACAAGGTATGAATCCAAATGGAGGGATGAACCTTGTACAAGAAGGTGAAACTAAAAACAATGCCCAAGAATTTATTTATTCTGACGACATTACTATTTCAAAAGGTATTGCAAAACAGTTTAATATAAACTCTCGTTTTGTAGGAAAGACTTATGCAGATGCATCTAAGAAAGCCAATAGAACAGATTCTAGAAGAGAAACTGATACGATTGAGCAAAATGCTATTGCTAGAGATTTAGACAAGTTAGCACAAGCTCAAGAGACTCAAAAAGAAGAAGAGTTACAAAAAGACATTGCTAAAATGGCTGAAAAACATCCTGAGTTTATGGCTCAAATGATGCAAGCTCAAGAACAGCAAGCTCAACCTCCAATGGAACAGCCTTCTCCAGAAGAAATGGCTATGATGCAACAACAAGGTCAAATGGACCCTTCAATGCAAGGACAACAAATGGATCCTGCTATGATGGAGCAAATGCAAGCGCAACAAGGTATGATGAGATATGGAGGCCCTATGTCTTATAAATGTGGAGGCACTATGTATGAATACGGTGGAGGATTAATGGGAGACCCAGAAGATGAGAAAAAACCTAAAACTATACCTCCTAAAGCTATTCCTGTAAAAGACAATAATATTGCAATGAAGCATGGAATGCCTTTAAAATATTTTGATGTATTTTTATTACCAGATGGCACATATCAAGGAATGCCTAAAACTTTTTCTACGTTACCTACATTACCTGTAAGAGCAATTGATTCTTTATCTAATGAATTAGTACGAGAACCTTCTAATAATTCTATGACAATAGGAAAACAATATAATTCAAAAACGGGAAAGTGGGTTGAAGTTCTTACTCCTACAAATTCTAATTTAGATAAATTCACGCAAGAAAGAGAAGATTATATACAAAAAAATGTAAATTACCAAGAAAAATTTAAAAAAGGAGGTAACATGTACGACTTTGGCGGATTTATGCAAGAAAACAACGATGCCTTTACTCAAGCAGGCGCAGGTGCTTTAAAAGCAGCTGGTAAGGGAGCTTCTATGGGAGCTACTATTGGTAGTATAGTTCCTGGAATTGGAACTGCTATTGGGGGCGCAATAGGTGCTGGTGTTGGACTATTTGCTGGAGGTATTAAAGGAGGCATTGAAGGAAATAGACAAGATAGAGCAGAACAACAAGCTATAATGGATGCTGCTAATCAAGAAAGATTAACTGGAGTACAAACACAAATTCCACAAGAAGCTTCTAATAATACATTAGGAGTATTAGGACAAGCTGCTGTACAAGGTGGAACAGATGCTCTAGGAGCTTTTACAAAAATGCAAGAAACTAATCCTATTTCAGGTATGCAAGATACTTCTTATCAAGGATTTAGAGCAGGGGGATATATGCATAATGCAGGTCCTATGGGGCAGCCATTAACTAATCTTTATCCAAAAGGCGGATTATTACGTCCTAGTAACATTGATTACGGACAATTTAATCCTAATCTAAACAATCCTTATTATTCTGCACAAGAAAATACTTTACCTACTTCTTTTAATTATAGTGAAGATATGGATGCTCTTCCTAATGATTTTGGAAACTATCAAGCTCCTGAAATTTTAGGAGAAAATAATAAAGGAGTAGTTTTAAATAATGATGGTACATTGCTAACAGGTACAGGAAATGCCTACGACTGGAATACAGGAAATATGCCAGTAATGCCAAACTATCTTACAAAAAAAGAAGAAAAAGAGATTGAAAAAGAAGAAGAAGAAAAAAAGAAAAATCAATTCTCTGATTACAAGACTGAACAAGATGCAATGAAAGATAAGTTTTCTATGAATGAAACTTTAGGGCAATTTGTAGGAAGTAATTTAGGAGCTGGATATAATTTATACCAAGGAATTTTTGGTAAAAAATCTAAAGTACCTAATGCTAAAAATTTATTTACACCTGTAGACCCATACAGAATGAATATTAATCCTCAACTAAGAGCAGCTGAAGAGGCTTATGCAGGAGCAGCAAGAGGAATGATGAATGCTGCACCAGGAGCAGGAGCTTATTTAACTAACAGAGCTATGTTGGCTAAAAATGAAGCTGATACTAAAGCAGGTATTCGAACTCAAGCTGAAAATGCTTATGGCACAAGTAAAATGCAAACAGACATGTTTAATAGTCAAAACAAATCTCAAGCTAATTTAAAAGCATTTGAATTAAAATCTGCTATTGATGCTGCTAAACAAAATTACTTGCAAGCAGGACTAGAAGGTATTGGACAAAAAACTAATGCTGACAAAGCTAATTTAGCTGCTTTAGCTTATGCTAACATGCATGGAGGAGGAGAGTATGGAGTAGAAGCTAATCCATATTTACAGCAGATAGCAATGGAATACCAAAAAAGAAGAGCAGCTAAAAAAGCTTAAGGAAAATAATATAAAATATTATGGCAATTACACCATTTTCTACTCCAGTAAAAACTGAGTACAAACCTTTAGGATACGAAGCGTTTGCAGAACCTTTATCTCAGATGTATGAAAAATTAGAAACTACCAAAGCAGCTCTAGATGCAGCTGACTTTGAAATTTCTAAATTAAATCAAGACGATCCTAGAAGTAAAGAGTTAATGCAAACTCTTAAAGAAAAAAGAGACGAGATTGCTCAAAACTTAGCAACCTCTAAAAATTATACTCAAGCTGCTAAGCAATTAGCAGGGCTTCAAAAACTGTATACAAAAGACCCTGAATTAGTTTCTATTCAAGGAAATTATACAGCTTTACAAGAAGCTAAAAAAGAGATGAAAGAAAAAATTGGTAAACCGAATGGAATTACTCAAAGAGATTATGACACTTGGTTATTTAAGACTAATCACCAATTTAAAGGTACTAACTATGACCCTAAAGAAGAGGCTTATAATCAAATTAATGTTCAGCCTCCTTTAGCTAATGAAGAAGAAAACATTCGAAAAGAATCTTTACAATTAGCAGGAATGACTCCTGAACAACGTATTAATAGTTTAGGTCAATATGGTCAACTTAATGCTGATACATTACAAAGATTAAATGTTGAAGTTACTGAAAAAAATCGAGAGCAAATTGCTACAGAAATAACAAATTTTTTAAAAACTTCTGATAAATACAAAAATTGGCAAGAGGATTATGATCGTAGAGAATGGTACTATAATGCTAACTCTAATGCAGCAACAGGCGAACAATTTAAAGAAAATGTTATTAGAGGAGCATTTGGTCAAGTAGATGACCAAATTGCTCAAATAAATGAAAAATTAAAAATTCCTACTTTAGATAAAAGTGAAAGAGAAATTTTAGAAGCAAAATTAAAAGAAGCTAAATCTTTACAAGCAAATATTCTTGAAGGATACCAAGAGTATGCTGCACAAGGACGTTTAGATGATTTTTCAGAAAAATTGTATGTAGACTTTGGTCAAAATAAATTTGATGTTATTGGCGATGCTGCAGCAGATATTGTAGACTATCGTAATATTAAATACAGTACAGATAATTTAACTGACCCAGCAGCAACTGCAAGAAGAGAAAAGAACAATAAAACTTTAGAAGAGTTTAATGCTATTGGGGGAATTAACTCAGATATAGTTAAATCTTCTACTAAAGGAATTACAAGTTCTTCAGATGCTACAGGTAACAGAGCAGCTATTAAAGAAGCTGGAGTAAGTCAAGATTTGTATTCACGTTTACATGGTGTAAAATCTACGGGAATGGAAGCAGAGTTTTTAGATGAGTTAACAGATATGGCAAGAGCTCGTCAAGGAGCTTGGTTAGTAGAAGATTTAAATACAACTTTATCTATAGGCCAGCCAATTGTAGAAAGAATTAACGAGACAGAAAAAACTTTTTCTCAATATAAAATTCTTGACCTTAGAATTTCAGCGTTTGACCAAAAACTTGCTGACTATGATTCTAAAATAGCATTGCAAAAGAAAAAAGTAGCAAGTGCTTCAGGAGCAGAAAAAGAAGCTGCTATAGACGAGTTACAAACAATGTTAGGAGATAAATTCGAACTTAGTGTTGCTAAAAGCTCTGATATTAAAACTTTTGAAAATATTATTGAATTAACTGCAGACCAAACTATGAAAGAAGTTTGGGAAAAAAAAGCTCAAAAAGATCCATTAAAAATGATTCAAATTATTCAAGAGCATAATAAAGATTTCTTAACTACAGATATTGTAAATAAAGGATTAAATGTTGCAGGTACAGGTCTTGATTGGAAAAAATTAGAAAATGTTCAGCCTGATGCAATAGCTAAATTTGGGCAATCTGTAATGGATAATTATTTAGTTAACCTTAGAACACAATTTGCAGTAGCTTCTCCTGAAATATATATGGACACACGTTTTGATAAATATACAGGCAATGCAGTTACAGATATCATCAACTATGCTAAGAGTAATACTACAGGAGGCTCTTCAATTGAACGAGTAAACTTTGATGATAGAACAGGTAAAACTAGTGTAATTACTAATCCTAATTTAAGAGAAACATTTGATTTAAATGCTTACGAAGAAACTCCTCATTATGCAGGAAATGATCAAAATGGTAATCCTATTCTGAGATACAATATTAAAAAAGAATTCCAACCAGGTTCTCAAAGTGCTGATGCTTATGCTGCTAAAATGATTAGTGCTCATAGACTAGGTAAAAAAGCAGAAGATTTAACTGATACTGAAATTAGTGCTAGTGCTGCTGAGAAAAAAGCTTGGTACGATGCTAACCCTGTAAACCTATATACAGTAGTAGAAGGTACTACAATTAACCCAGCAGAAAGAGCTAAAGATAATTACATTAAATTTGGTAAAGCTGCTTTAGAAGCACAAGCAAGTGACCCAGAAGCAGGAGTAACATTTAATAAAAACTTAGAATCTTACGCCAACATTGCCCTTATTTCTAATCCTGAACGTAGAGAACGTTATTTAGAAATGGGAGCTCGATTAAATGATGCTATTGAAAATAATCATTTAGCTACAGAAATTACTGAGCCACCTGCAGTATGGCAACAAAATGCAGATGGAACTCAATCAGGATTTACTATTAATTACAAAGTAAGTAAAGGAGAAGTATTGATGACAGTAGATAAAATAATTGTAGATGCTAATGGTCAATATGTAAGACAACCAGTTGTTTCTAAACCATTAGATATGTCAGGAAGTTTGCCAGTACAAATAATGAAAAACAATTTAATATTTGGCACAGGAGATGAAATGGATGCAGTAGTTTATCAGTCAGGTTTAGGTTCTGAACAATACTTTGTACCTGCTCAGTTTAGTCTAGAAAGTGTAATGGGCCAATAATTTAACTATCTTTGAATAATAAAATACGTTATGGAAGAAGAAGAAAAACCAGTTAAGGTAAAAGGTATAGACACTAGCAAAGGTGATATTTCTGATTATCGTCCTTCCAAGTATGACCCCTATTCTGATTATAGACCTGTTAATACTCCTCAAGAAGAGTTTCTAAAGAACTTAGGTTCTATTGGAAGTATTGCTCCTACAAGAGGGTTTACTCAAAAGACTAATTTCATTATTGACCCTAAAGCAGCTTTATTATATACACCAGTTGACTTAGTTAAAGCTATTCCTAATCCTATAGAAAGAGCAGCAGCTTTAGATGATTATGGGCCTAAAATGGTTCAACTACTTGACAAAGATAAATACGGAATTCGTTTTAACGACGAGATAAAAGATTTTGCTCGTTACCACGAAAAGGCTTACAATAAAAGAGTTAACCAATACCTAGACGACTTAGATGAAAATCAGGGAGTCTTGGAAGCTGCCACTAAAACTGTTGGTAAATTATTAGGTAGAACTTTAACAGCAATTGGAGGAGTTATTCCTACAGTATATGGTATGGGTTCTGCACTATTTAATTGGGATAGCGCTAAGCTATTTAATAATGGAGCATTTGATGCATGGGAATCAATGGACCGTGGTATTGACGAAGGTACATTTGTTTATGGTGGTTCCAAATATTATCAAGATGAAAATGGAACCAATAGAAATTTCTTTTCTCGTATATGGACACATCCATTAAAATCTATTAATGAAGATATAGCACCTGCAATATCTTTTGTAGCAGGAGCAATTGCTACAGAGTTACTAGCAACAGCAGCTGCTCCTTTTACAGGAGGTGCTTCAGTTGCAGCTAACACTGCAAGATTAGGAGCTCAAGCAACTAGACTTGGAGTACAGGGAGTAAATTTAGCAGCCAAAGGAACTAACTTTATTACCTTTGGAAAAAGTATGCGATTGCTTAGAGGTATAGATAAACTAGACGATTTAGGCAAAGCTGCTAAACTAGAAGCTTATACAGAGAAATGGAGAAAAGGAATAGGTACAGCTACCTCAATGGTACGTTCAGGTGCATATGAATCTTCTTTAATTGCTCGTGATACTTATGACCAAACTTTACAAAGTTTAATAGACAATCATACTAAGATAAATGGTAAAGCTCCTTCAGAAGCGGAAACAGCTTTATATAAAAGTAAAGCAGAGGAAGCTTCAGAAACAGCCTGGTTTACTAATGTGCCTTTAGTAGGATTCTCTAACATGATTCAATTCTCTAAAGCTTTTACAGGAGGCTATAAAATTAATCAAGCATTAAGCAGACTTAATCCATTAAAAGGAGTAAGTTTAGTTGAGGGAAAAGCAATTGCTAATGCTGACAAAATGAATAAATGGTCTCGTGAAGCTATTATTTATGGAGGAGGATTAAAATCAGGAGTTGTTGAAGGATTTGAAGAGTATTCACAAGGAGTACTTCAAGAAGGTTTAAGTGATTACTACACAGCTAAACACACTAAAGGCTCTATGGAAACTTCTATGAGTTTTATAGATGCCATGTCTAAAGCTGCTCGTAATTATGCAGGTAGTACAGAAGGACAAGATTCTATGAGTATTGGAGCTCTTATGGGATTACTAGGAATGCGTATGCCTACTATAGGAGTTAGATATAATGCTCAGACAGGAAAAGCAGAAGGTATTAAGTACGAAGGAATCAAAAAATTTGGAGGTATAAGAGAAGAGATTAAAGGCATGAGAAGAGACATTGAAGAATCTCGTGCAGTAGCTCAAAAAATAAATGATGGGGTTTCTACTAATGAAGTCTTAGCAACCAACTTTAAAAACATGGCCACTAGTCTTACTATTCAAAGTGAGTTAGATGATTATGAAGCTAGAGGAGATATATATAATTACAAAAATAAAGAACACGACTTACTTCATTCCTTTGTTACTACTCGTGATAAGTTAGGAGTAGCTGATACTATCCTACAAGATTTAGATTCTTTTGAAAAAATTCCTTTGAAAAAATTCAACGAGCAGTTTGCTGTTGAAGGAGTTCAAGAGTTTACAGAAGAAAGTAGAAAAGAATCTTTAGGCAAAACTAGAAAAAGAGTTAAAGATATTCTTGAATCTACTAAAGAAGTAGAAGCAGTATTTAATGCTGATAAATATTTTGTGGATAAAATCTTTAATAGAAAATTCTCTCCATTCTTAAAAAATGAAGCAGCTGTTGAAGGACTAAAAGATCAAATGACTTACTTACGTTCAGTAAACAAAAATTTGAATGAAAGAAAAGCTGTTCTAGAAGATGATATTCGTAAAATAACTAATAACAAAGTTGACCCTACTACAGCTGATAAAATATTAGCTACAATTGTAGATGCAACTTCTGATGGCAAAGCTGAGATTATTACTAATGCTAAAGATAGATTTAAGCAAATAGTTAATGAATGGAAAGCTGAAGACCCTATTGGTTATAAAACTACAAGCAAACAGGTAATTCCTCTTATCAAAGATTTAATTTCAATTAAGTCTAGAGAAGCAGAAGTAGCTAGCATGTACAGCATGTTATTTACTACAAAAGGAGCAGAAAAGTATATGGACGTCTATGAAAAATTAGAGGAACAATACATAGAAAATATGACCAAATTAGCTTTAGAAAAAGTTAAAGAAACTATTGAAAAAAGTAAAACTGGTTCTAGAGCTGATAAAGGAGCTGCTGATGAGAAATCATTAACAGGTGAAAATGTTATTTTAGACAAAAAAGCTAAAAATGAATTACAAGAAATTGAAGACATTTTAGATAGACATACTCAAGAAGCTATACAAAATGGAGTACCTGTACAAGACTTAAGTACTTTAACAGGACATATTTCTGACACTACTTCTTTAGAAGCATTACGTCATAAGCCTGCAGTATTTCTTAAGATTAAAAATATCTTAAATGAACAAGATATTTATATTGGAAATAGTTTTGAAGCATTTGAAGAACTAGTTGGTGAGAACCCATCTTTAATACCACAAGTATTAGGAGCACTTGAACAACTACATCAAGAAGCAAAAGTTGAAAAGAGTAATAAAGACCCTCATCTAAACTTTGCAGACCCTAATGATATTGCACAAGCAAACCCTAAAGAATTATCATTAGAAGAGCAGTTTGCTAGCCTTATGGGTCCTGGAACTTCAGAATTTGTAAAAGGAAGTCCTGTTTCAAGCGCTAGAATTATACCAATACTTAACGATGTAGAATTAGACGAAAATTATAAACCTATTTATAATAAAGAAAAAGGTAAGTACAAAAAAATGCAAACTGACCAAAAGGTTAATACTGCTTTAATTAATGATGCTGACTTTTTATCTAACGAAAAACTAGAAAAAAATAACATTGAGGCTACTTTTGTAGTAAAAGAAACTCAACCTTACAGAGATAAAGAAACAGGAGAACTAGTAGAAATATCTGATAAAAATGTTATTATAGAAGTTTACAATGATGGAGTATTTTTAGGAAGATTGCCAGCTTTCAAAGAAAGTATGCCGTCAAATTTTTTAGCACTTAGAAAAGCCATTGTGGCACAGCAAACTGGTACTACTGTTAAAGAAAAAACAATTTCTAAAGGTACTAATACTAATCAGACAATAGAAACATTAAGAGCGCAAGAACAAGTAGAATTAGCTAAAGCTATTCCTAACATAAAAGATTATCCAGATACATACGGAGAAAAGCAAGGTAACATGCCTGATAATTTATATGCTATCTATAAACCTATTTATGAAGAGTATAATAGAAAAATAACACTTGCTGCTCAAGCTACTGCAAATCAGAAAGTAGAAAAAACTATTATTAAAAAACGAATAGAACTTAAAAATCGTATTACTGATTTTGATTTAGAAGCTCAAAAATTATTAAATAATCCTAATCCTACTATAGAAGAATACAATACAGTAGTAGGTAATTATATGTTTGACTTAGAAGCAGATATCAGTGACACTTTAAGAGCTGATATAGAATCTAAATTAGAAGATATCAAAAACACTTTTGAAATAGTAGATACTCAAAGTAAGAGAAAAGAATTAATAGAAAAGTACCTCAAAGATATTGCTGCACAAGCAGAAATTAGTACACAAGGTTGTAAATAAAATAAATCACAATGGAAAAATTACTTACAGAAATAGAAGAAAAAGAATTGAATAAGTTTGGTAAATTAGAATTAACAGCTTCTCATGTTTACCAACATCTTACTAATCGCATGAAGTCATTAGGATACTTTGGTGCAGAGAAATTCTTTTTGTCAGAATCTTTGGACGAGCGTACTCATTATAATAAGTTAGAACAGTTTATGAATGACATGAATTGCGAGCTTTCTACAGAGTCTTTAGATCCAGTAACAACTAGTGTAGCTTCTATTGGAGACGCTTTAGAATTGGCTTACCAAATGGAAGCAGACTTGTTAGCAGAATATGAGAAGACTGCTAGTATGAATATATCAAGAAAAGTGTTAATTTTGCTACAGGACTTTATTATGATACAAGTATCAGCAGTAGGGGAATATGGTGATTTAATTAACCGTCTTAAACTTACAGATAACATGTTGCTATTTGATGCAGACATGTTAGAAAGAAGTGAAGGGTAAAAATAAAAAATATGGCTTGTCAGTATTGGTACGATAACAAATGGCGTTCAGAAGAAGAATTTAAACAAATTCTTAATAATGGACTATTAGATTCTTTAATTCAGGAAGGCAAAGTGACTATTCCTGAATTAGAAGTTGACAGTAGAAAAGCTAAAGAATTTGCAAAAGAACAAATTAAAAAACAGCCAATTAAATTACGAATCCTTAGAAAGATTCAACGTGTAATTAATAACGAGCGTACTCCTGGAGATTTAAATTATGTCAATAATAATCCTATTGAAGTACTAGACAAAGCCAATAAAGAAAGAAAAAATAGAGATTCTAAGTCTCAAGACATTGCTTTTAAAATGATTATCAAAGTAAATGGGGTAATCAAAATAGGAAAAGAAAATGTAGAGAACAAAGCGTTATTAAAAGCTTTAGAGAAATCTGAAATTTTTGCAAACATTAAAGAAAATTTAGAAGAAGGTATTCCATACATGATGGTTCCTTCTGCATATGGTTTATATCCTATGCGAATACGTTCTAGTAAAGTTAAAGAAACTACAGAATTTAATGATGTTAAATTAGCTTTAGCCAATTTGTTAAAAGCTGTAGAAAGCCAAGACATTCTTAATGCACGTAGAAAAATTGAAAAAATGCTTTACCACACTACTGTAGAAAGAACTACTACAAATAAAATCTTAGTAAGTAAACAAGATAATAATTTAGGTAAAGTAGTAAGTCAATTATTTGATACTGCTGAAGAGGCACAAAACTATATTGGAGAATTACTATATCGTTGTGATTGGGATAAGATTAACAGTGGAACTTATAATCAAACTTTAGCACAAATTGGAGCTGTTACTACAGATTTATATTCAGAAGATGGAAACTTTTTTAGCTCAAGCTCTTTTGTAATTGAGGCATACCAAATGTCCCCTGAAGACAGAGCTAATGTAGAGCTAATTATGGAGGCAAAAATGCCTACTTCTAAAGCTTCTGTCGAATTTTCTAATCTTGCATTGTCTAGAACAATGCCTGTTAATAACACAAAAGATAAGAAAAATGAGAGCCCTATCTTTAGTGCGCCAATCAATGATGTTACAGCAGCTGTTGATATAGCTAATAAAGAAGTAGTTCGAGATATTAATATTCCAAATTCTAATTTAGTTGCAAGAGTAATTGCATCTGTAGAAAATGGAGTAGTAACGATTAAGTCTATTCAAAAACTAGCTATAACTCCTAGAAAAGGAGGAAACCCAACTGTTCAGGTACTTTCTATAAACAATAAAGAATCACAAGAAGCTACTAAAGCTTTCTTTGCTAGAGAAGATATAAAAAAATTACAAACTCCTCAGTCTGTAAAAAAAGAAGAAACTCCTACAGAAGCTCCAACAGAAGAGAAAAAGTCAATTATCAAAACTGCTACAAGTAATTTCTTAAAAAGTGCTGTAGATGTAGCAGCTTCAGAAAGTGCAGCTAATAGACCTGATGCTCCTCCTGTGGCAGAGCAACAAAGTTTAGATAGTATTATTGCAAGCAGTACAGAAATTGCTCCAGAAGAGCCTACTTCTGTAGATAATTTTGATGATTTTGATTTAGGTTTTGATATTGATTCTACAGGCACAGAAAGACAAAACGGCCCTGAATCAGACAAGGTACGTACTATGTTAAAGCCTAAAGTTGATGGTACAAAATGGAATCAACAAGAAGCTTTAGAATGGTTAAAAAGAACTTTAGGAAAAGCATACAAAAGAGGAAGTGGCCGTAAGGGCACAGTACGCATTTTCCATTCTTTAGAAGCATTAGAAAACTATTTGCCTAAAGAAACCTATGAAATGCTTTTAGAAGCACGTAAAAATGGAAAAGAACTTCACGGTCTATTTACTCAAGCTGCTTTATTTTTAAGTAAGAATGCAGATGCTGGTGTAGAATTTCACGAAGCTTTTCACATTGTATTTAATTTAGCATTGCCATTACGTTCAAGAATTCGTATTCTTAACGAAGCAATGGAAAAATATCCTGATGAGTTACCATTGAAAAAGATTGTAGACTCTGAGGGCAATACCACTTATGAATATCCAACTTATATTGAAATAGAAGAAGTACTTGCAGATAAGTTTATGGAATACATGCAAGCTAAAGAGCAAGTAGACCCAGCTGAAAAATCAAAAGCTAAAGAGATTTTCAAAACTTTTAAAGGGATGAATAGAATGATTCAAATCTTCTTTAGTCGTAATCGTCAATTTGATATTGAACAAATTTTTGAAAACATTGATTTAGGAGCATATAAAAATTCTATTCAATTTAGAAATACAGTACTTCCTACTAGTGCTCGAATGATGTCTAAGGACGTTAATACTGATAAAAAATATAATTCTGCAGAAGAAGAACGTCAAGCTTTTGTATACATGCAAACAGTAATGGATGAACTCTTCAATGTTATTCGTAGCAAAGAAGAAAATCAATTCAAAGGTGATGTACAAATTATTAAAGACTTAGGAGTAGATAAATTCTACACTATGTTAGTTTCTCAGATTTACGCAGATACTAAAGCTAACATTGCAGCAAACACAAGTGCTGCTTTGCCTTTGAAAAAACTTGTTGGGGTTTTAACCAATAACTTAAAAGACGTTGAAGAAGTAGATATTCAAGGAAGTAAATTCTTACAATTCAAACGTCCTACAGATTTATTAGAAAGATTTAATCAGTCTTTGACTCTTCGAGGAATTACAATGTCTCTTAACACAGTAGAAGAAAGTGCAGTAGACTTTAAACCTGATGAAGAAGATTTCATGGATGCTCAAGAAGAAAACACTGTAGAGAATTCATGGATGAAAGGTTACATAGAAATGGACCCTAAAATTTCTATGAGTCAAAAACTAAAAAGTTTCTTTGCTACAATCCCTAAATATAATGCAAATGGGAAACCTTTATTGAATGAGTTTAACGTTCAAGAGAAAGAAAGCCCTAGTTATATTTTTGGATACTTATTATCTCGTATCTCAGACAGCTATTCTGTTGCAGATATGATGGCTAAAATTGATGGAATCATAAATGATAAAACATTTATGCCTCATATTGCAGACCAAATTGCTTTAGACCCTGGATTAAAAACAGATTTATGGTTAGCAATTGGTCAAAAGAATTTTGCTACATTTTCTTTTGTTTATGAAAAAGACGGAGACTATAGTGTAGTAAATTCTAACCGTCAAACATACGATGCAATTATTAAAGATACTATTGTTGCTAATTTTTTAGTACAAGAAAATGCATTATTTGGCAAAGATAAAAATGGTGCTAGAAATTTTGAAAATGTAAATACAGAAAAAGCAGGAGCAATTTTTGATAAAATACAAAGTTTAAAAGAAAAAGCTGCTGATGTTAATAATCGTGTTGAAAATGAAACATTTGAAAAAGCTGTAGACCTTCTATTTCAAATGATGTCAAAAGATTTTGCAGAACTTTATATCAACTTGACACCAGAAGATTTGGTTAACGTTTGGAAACCTACTAAAGGTAAAACTAGAAAAGCTTCTTGGGGAAATATTATCAACTTAATCAATGTAGTTTCAGACATTGCACATGAATTAGAATTAGGAAATAATCCATTTTTGTATGCAAGACCTGAACAATTAGTAGTAGATCCAAAAGTTAAGAAAAATAAAAACAATATCGAAAGATTAGCTACTATTCTACAACCTGCTTTAGAGCAAGAAGTAGTAGCAGTTTTCCGTAGTATTAAAGGTAAAACTACTTATAACTTAATTTTATCTAACTTCTTAAATAAGCAGTTAAATAAATTCAAGGACCCTAAAAAGTTTGCTCAATACATGGAGGAAATTAAGGGAGATGAGTATATGAAAAATCTTCCTTTCTTGAAAGACTTAGCAAATCCTGAAGAAGATTTAGGAAGTCTTTTAGAAGCAGTAGTCTTAGATGGTCTAGTACGAAAAGGAAAGAATCGTTCAGTAAACTATACTGAAATGTCTGATATCGAGTTAATGGTTACTGAGTTAGGTATGTTCTATAATTCAGGAAAAAGTGCTAGAGGAATCAGTCGTTTCAAACTCCCTATTCCTGCAGATTCCCCTACAATTCCTTTTATCACTGCAAGAAGATTTGATAAAGAAGAAATTGTAAATAGATTATTACAAAATGCTAAAGCAGAATATTCTCGAATAGTAAAGGTAAAGAACTTGCCTGCAAATAGTCCTTTAAGATTAGTTCCTAATTATGTAAAAAGAGGAGTTAAGTTTCAATCAATGTCTTTTTTAAATAAATTAGATTTCAAAAAAGGATTTGATGAGAAAAAAGTTAAAGAAGCTATCAAAGAATTTATGGAGAAAGATTACTTGCAGTTGCAATACCAATCTTATCTTAAAACAGGTGTAATTAAATCAATTAACCCTGTTACAGGCGCTATTACTTTTGCAGATAAATTACTCAGCAACAAGATAAAAGACCAAGCTGCATTTTTTACAGACTATTTATACAATGCTTACTACATGAACACGCAATTAACTACAGTTTTTGCAGGTGATTTAGCATTCTATAAAAATACAGACAACTTCCAGAAACGTTACAAGCAAGTAATGAGTCCTGGTATGTTTACTAACACTGAAGGAATTCCTGATACATTTAATAGTATCATTTTAAAAGATGAAATACTTCCTACAAAAGCTGCTACTAGCAAAGCTATTGTAGAAATTATTAAAAGTTCAGATTTAACTGCAGAAGAAAAGAAAAAATTAATTACTCTTTGGACAGCAGGATTAACTGATGTTAAGAGTAGTGAATATAAAGGAAACAATACTACTGACGGTGCTACTATGATTAGTATTCATCGTAGAAAAGCACAGCTTGAAGGATTAAATCGTTGGACAGATGCACATCAAATTGCTTATAATAAAGAATTAAAAGGTATTCCTTTAGATATCACTGAGTTTGATTTATTTAGACCTGAAAAACCTTACTATTTTGCCCATAGAATTTCTAATGGTACAGTAGTACCTGCGCAAATTAAAAACTCTGAAGTAGTACTTACAAGAGCATTAGCTGCTAAATTTGCAAAACTAGAAGCTGTATACGATACTTTAATGAATGGTATTAAAAATGAAGATGGTACAACAACAACTGTTGACAGTGCTATTTTTGAATCAGCAATTAAAGTAGGTGGTAGTAAGTCGTTTATAAACGGTAACGAAGACTATGCTACTTATACAAAACAAAAAGATGGTTCTTATAAATTAAGTTCAAATCCTGAAATTGTAGTATTAAATGCAGCAGATTATCGACTACAACAAGAAACCCCTGAGCACTTTATAGATTCAGAAGGAAACTTTAGTACTCAATTACGTAACTTGATTATTGCTGATATGGATCTTGAAGGAGATTATACTATCAATAATCAAACTATGAAAGGTAAAGATGTAGTAAGACTATATCAAGAACTAGTTGTGGAAGATTTACGTACTTCTTTTGAGGATGTTAAAGAAATGTTCTTAAAGCCAGATGGTAATATTGATTATCAGAAATTAGCTAAAGAACTTAGAAAAGAAGTGATTTCTAGAAATATGGGCCAAGAGTATTTAGATGCTTTAGCTCCAATTGAAGTTACCTTAAAGAATGGAGACAAAGATTATCGTACTACTTTACCTCTTTATCATCCATTAATTTCCTATAAAATGGAAGCAGTGATGAACTCTTTCTTTAAAAACAGAGTTACTAAACAGAAAATATCTGGTGGAGCAGTAGTCAATGCCAGTTCTTATGGAATAGCAGATAATTTAGATTTTATTGTAGATGAAAAAACAGGGACCATTACTTTTGAAGCAATGATGCCTTGGACTTCAAGAAAATATTTCCCATTAAATGCTGATGGAGAAGTAGATATTGACACTATTAGAGAAACAGCTCCTGAGCTATTAGAAATAATTGGTTTACGTATTCCTAATGAGGATAAGTATTCTACTTTTAATATTAAAATTGTAGGGTTTACTCCCCCTGAAATGGGAGGTATGCTAATCTTACCTAGAGAAATTACTACTCTTGCAGGTCTCGATTTCGATATTGATAAAACGTATCTGATGACGCGTTCTTTCACTGTAGATACTAAAGGAAAGCCAAAGTATACTAAGTTCCAAAGCACTTTAGATAGTGAGTCAGAAGCTAAGGAATTAGCAAAAAGCATCTTCCAAAACTTTGGAGATTTTTCTCGATTTGTAAAAACTAATTTTGAAGGAAATAACCTTGAAAAAATGCTGAATGTTCGTAGAGAACTAATGGACAGTCTGCCTGAAAAACTTACTAAAGAAGAAAAATCAGAATTATTTGATGATGTTAAAATATTAAAAGATAGTAAGAAGCAAGCTATATTAATGTATGGCCCAGATAGTGCTTTTGTACAAACTATTCAAGATGAAATTGATACTTTGTATAAAGCAATTTCTAATGACTTACCATTCAATGAGACTTCTCAAGAGATTCAGAAAAAACACCAAGATGTTATAGACGTTATTGCTAAAAAATTAATGTCAGAAAAGTTCAATGCTGTTCAATATAATAGTACTGCTGCAAGAGACAATAAGAAAATTGAAATTATTCAAGGAATTTTGGCAAACAAAAATACAGCTAGTGCTATTTTAAATCCAGGAAACTTTGATGTTCTAAAAGAAAATGCTGCAAGAATTCGTTTGATTCAAGCAGGTAAAAAGAAAGAAGCTACTTTAACAGGTAGTGAACTATTAGATGCTGCAAGTGTTTTAGATGAAGGAGATAACTTTAATATCAACTATCCTTCTACACAATCAGAGTTATTCCGTAGAGGTATGACGGGTAAAGAGTTAATTGGTATTTATGCTAATCATAACGTACACCATGCTAAAGCTCAGTATACTAATATGAAGCTAAAAGTTCCTATTTATTTTAATGGAATTCCTTACACAGAGTTAAATCAAATTAAAAGTCCTACGGGAACTCGTATTTCAAAAGCTTTAGCAAGTAACGTAGCAGCAGCTGTGGATAATGCCAATGACCCAGTAGCATCATTCTTAAACATGAATACATATACTGCCAATGTGCAAAGTATGTTACAACGTTTAGGAGTAGAAGAAAGAACTGTATTTGCATTCTTAAATCAGCCTGTAATTTTAGAGTTAACTCGAAACTACTTTAACGATAAAGGTTCTTTGTCAGATGACAAAAACTTTAGAACTACTATGAGTAGATGGAAAACTTTGTTAGCAAATAAAATTAAAGAAGCAGGAGTTGAAGTAGAAGCAGACACAAGTACAGATTTTAGTAATGAAATTTTAGAAAGAGATTTATTACCTTCAGGTACATTAGAATATTATCAAAATCAACTTAATGTTCTACAAGCATTTGAAACATACCACAGCATTGCTTCAGAGTTAGCTATGGGTATTCAAGCTTCTAAAAGTGATACTAAAGGAGTAGGACCTGCAAGTGCAAATAACTATACTACTATTAATAAACAAGATCGTTTACTTCGTAAGATAGAGAAAGATACTAATAGTATTCAAGGATTAGAAGAAGCATTTATAGAAAGTCCTTTTTCTGAACAAATAATGATGCCTGCATTTACTAAATACGGTCTTATTGAACCTATTAACATTTTCGATAAAATCTATTCTGCAATTGGAAAAGTAGACAGTACTACAGGTCGTATAAAATATTCTGCTTTAGGAGAATTAAAGAATGAATTCTCTGACCAAAAAGGAGAAATGTATTCTTTGACAGAAAAAGAAGCAAGTTTAATTGATATCAACTACATCAATTTCTTAGCTTCTGCTTTCCCATTCTTTAAGCATTCTCAAAGTAATGAGATTTTGACTAAACTTCCTGATGAATTAGTTAAATGGCAAAAAGAAACTCCTATTAACTCTCCTTATAGAAAGTTACTTGATTCTTTATATGTAGTAGATAGTAATGATTATTCTCCTATTAAAAGAATTCAATACTACGCAACAGGAAAAGATACACTAGACCGTCAATATGCTAGACAATCTTGGGAACGCATGTTACAAGATTCTGACCCTAAAGTAAGAGAAATGGCACTTAAATTAGTTAAGTACACTTACTTCTCAGCTGGTTACGGCTTTGGGCCTTTTACTTTTTCTAATCTTGTACCAGTTTTATTCTGGTCAGATGCTTATCAAGAAGCTAATAACATTGTTGATGTTAATGGAAGAACCTTTAATAAATTCTTAGAAACTGCGTTAGCTGCAGGTATTAATAAAAACGAGGAAATAAAGAAAAGATTTAAGAGACAATTTATGCAGAATCATGGTGGAAAAGAAACTTTCACTCATACTGTAAAAGTAGATGTAACAACAAATCCTTTAGAGAAAGGCTTAACTCCTGAACAAGAAAATTCTGTTTTAACTTTAGCTGCTAAAGAATCTAAAAATGGAATAGTTAAAACTGCAAAAGGAAACTTAATTGTTAATTTGTCTAAAAATCGTCAACTTACTCCAACAACTAATAACTCTCAACCAGTAGAATTTATTAAAGTAGCTAAAAAAGGTAAGCAATTTACTATTTACCAATTAGTAAAAACAGACTTCGATGTTAAAAATGATTTTGCTGATTTTGATGGAAGAACTAATTTAACTACTGCTACTTATGTACCATTAACAAGTTTAGGAGAGAGTAATTTTGCAATTGAGTTTGACTACAATAGAGACCTTAATGTTTCTAGTTTAAAAGAAAACAAAACAGAAACTCCTAAATCTCCTATTCAAAGTATGCAAGATTCTTTCATGGACCAAATAACAGCAGCTGCATTAGAACCTGATGAAACTAAGACAATTCCTACTACTGTAGCACCTGTTACTCAAAATTTAGCAGATATTAAAGGAGTTACTAGTACAGGAAAAGTAAATGCTGATTATAATTATAATCCGTCAAATGTATCTGAACAAAAAAGAGAAGAATACAAACAATATGTTTTAGATAAATTAGGTATACCAAATATATCTTATAATGCTAATTCTATTGATTTTAAATATTCTGATTTCAGTATTTCAATTAGTAAAGATGGATCAGTTTCATACAATAAAATACCACAAAAAATTGCAGAATTATCAATCAAAGATGCAGGATATGATATTAAGTTTATGATTGGTTTAAATAAATTAGCTGAAGAAAATTTAAATACTAAATCAGTTGTTAATAAACCAAATGCTTTATCAAGTATGGTAGATACTTCTTTATCTCAAAGACTAGGAATATTTGAAACAATTGGAAATAAAGATTACGATGAATACACAGCAGCTGGAGGAAAGATGAATAAAGAAAATTTCTTATCTTTATCACCAAATGAACAGCAAACTGCTATTTGGCAAGCTAAAAATTGTAAAGAATAAATTATGGCATTCTGTATAAACACTTCTCATCCTGAGTACTTAGATTTACTAGCAAGTACTGAATTAGATCCTTCTGTACTAAAAGCTAAAATTAGTACTTGGATGGAGGAAAATAATGTTGACAGATTTCCTACATTAGGGGAATTGAATATTGACCCTTCACAAATTAATCAAACTTTAAGAGTTGTTACAGCTCTTCCTAAAATTCAACGAAACGTTTTTACTAAAGACAAACTTCAAGGATGGATAAATGACCTTCAAAAACAAGGAATTTCTAGCCAACAACTTGAGTTATTTAGACAAGAAGCTAAAGAAGGAATGACTAAGGACGAAATAGCTACGGCTATTGCTGCTAATTATAGTTATACTGTTGAGATTAATACTGCTAAAACTAACGAAGAAAAACAAGTAATACAAGAAGGAAATAACGAAGAATTTACTTTTGCGGGTTCTATTTATGAGTATAAAGATAATGAGTATTTAAAAGATGATGAATTTATTGATTTTATTGAGTATGAAACAGCTAAAAATGATGCTTTTACAAATCCAAATACTCAATATTACTCTAACCTAACAGTTCCAGGAGGAACTAATTATACAGAGAATGAAATAGCTACACCAGCTATTACACCTTCTATTAAAGGACATGCTCAGTTTGCTACAGATAAAGGTATTGGATGGTTTCGTTCAGATGACCAATCAAAAACATTAAGAACTCCTGCTAAAAATATTTCTGAGGTTCCAAATTTTTTTGTTGGTGTTAATAACTACACTATTTCAAAACAAGATAATGGATGGTTAATTGAAAATCCTGATCAAGCTGATGAAATTGAAACCGATGAAAATGAAATTTTAGAGATGTATAATTACGGTAGTCAAAATTATGATTTTGTTAAAAATCCTACTACTCGTAGAATACTAGAGATGCAATCTGATTTGTTTCAAAAAGGTAGAAAACGTTTTGATTTAACATCTTATGATTTAAAAGTAGGAGATACTTTTGAAACAGATAAAGGCTTAATTGAAGTAACTGATATATTAGAAGGATCTCAAACAATAAATATAAAAAATCTAACTATTGGAACTTCTCAATATTTAGATAGAGATACTTTCATAACTGCTTATAAAAATAAAATAGGTAAAAACCCAGTATCAAAAAATGATTTTTTACAACTTCTAAATAAAGATTCTAACTGGGTAACATTCTTTGTTAAATCAATTATTCAAGACTCTGCTAAAAAAGGCTATGAGAAAGTGTTATTCCCTAGTGGTAATACAGCTAGTAAAGTTGAAGGACATACTACTTTAGAAGAATTTAAAAAAGAGAAAGAAGATAGAATTAAAGAATTAGAAGAAAATAATCATTTTAATAAGCCAGTAACAGATGCTAATCAAGTTCCTAGAATAAGTTTTAAATTCACATCTCAAAGAAATAGAAAAGTCCAAGTTGATTATTTAAAAAATGAAAATGGTAATTATAATTTTATTGCTACATATTTAGATACAAATGAAACTAAGCCTGTTACTGCTACTAATGTATTGCTTGATGCATATAACAGACATTTATCTGAACAAAAAGAAAAAAATAATAATGAAATAAACCAACTTAAACAAGAACTTGAAAGAGTTGAAGGACCAGAAGGATTTGGTGCTCTTAAACCTATTTACAACTTTTACGAAAATGTAGTAACTAATGTTCTTAATAAACAATTTGGTAAAAACAGTGTAAAACAAGTTACAGACGAAAATGGTAATACTTGGAATGAAGTAGAAATTATTCCTCTAAGAGATCGAGCTACTATTTTATACCAAAAAGAAACTGCAATTCAAGCTAAAGCAAGAATTCTTAAAAAAGTAAATGCTAATAAAGAAGGCTTCATTAATCCAATGAAATATGGAGAAGCTTTACAATTAGTAGGAGATTTCAATAAAGTAAACGGTGCAGGGACTTTAAGTTTTAAAAAAGCTGCCAATGGAAGTTATTACATTGTACCAGCAGGAACTAGTTTAGCTCAGCAAAATACTACACAAGAGACTAAAGCTCCTGTTAAAGAACTAGAAGACAAACTTAGAGTTTGGGCAAAAAATAATGATATTGCTATTGAAGCTGTTGAAGATTTGATGGTGCGCTTTGAAGGACGCTACGAAAATAACATTTTAGGAGTAGTAGATTTCATGAATCAACTTATAGGTTTAGCTGACGGTAGAAATATCGACACTTTACCTGAAGAGGTAGCTCACTTTGCTATTAGAATTTTAAAAGATAGAGGAGATATTTCTGTACTTCGAGCTATACAAAATATTCATTTGACAAGCGAGTATGGAGAAGTTCTAGAAGAATACAAAGATGTCTATACTACAGATGAAGAATTTCGTGAAGAAGCATTAGGTAAAGTTTTAGCTAAAGAAATTGTTAATCAATTCCAAAATAGTGAAACTGCCAATAATGCTAGTAAAGGAATTGCTGCTTATGTAAATGCTATCAAAACTAAATTCATTAATTGGGTAAAAGGTATTTTTAGCAAAAACGCTAAAGCTAGAATTGACTTACAGAATACTATTAATCCAATTGCTACTTCTATTCTGAACAATGAAAGAATAGAAAAGACTAACGCAAGAATTGCGCAGCAAAAACAAGAAGCAGAAATTTTATATCAGCTGAGTGAAGAAGCAGAACAAGCAGAACCAGAGGAAGAAATAGAAGAAATTGATGAAGCAAAAAAGAATAAATTACTTACTCAAAAAGAAACCTTTTTAAAAGAAGCCCGTGATCAATTGATTGAACGTATGGCTATGCTCAAAAAAGGAGCTAAAAGCCAAGATACTATATCTAAAATTGAATATGAAATTAAATTACTAGACGCTAAAATTACTATGGGAGAGTATGATATAGCTATTAATAGTTTTGTTAAACTTGCTCAAGAAGAATTAGCTTCTATTTATAATATTTTAGATAAGGCAGTAAAGAATCAAAAAGCTAATACAGGAGTAGTAAGTATGTCTCAAAATTTTGTAGATATGTACTCTAATTTATTTCGTACTTTTTTAGTAAACATCCATGAATGGGGAATTCCTAGAGAAGAAAGAAATGAATTAATATCTGCTATTCATAATGCTACAAATTTAATTCCTTTAATTCTTCCAAAAGTTAATGCACTAGCAAAAATTGAAGGAGTTAGAGTATTAGTAGAAGCTAATACTGACCAATTTGGGAACAAAATAGACCCAAATTTTGATGAAGAAAAAGCATTTGATGATACTAAAGAAGATATGAGTGCGTATCGTCTTCAAGTAGGTAATTTTAAGTATTCAGATTCTAAATTAATTCAGTCCGCTACTCGTATTATTTTTGATAGTATTGCTAGAGTAAAACGCTTTACTGTAGGCACTGCCAATGATTTATTAGCAGCTCAAGAAGCTATGCTAAAAGCAGGAGGTAAGATTGAAGATTTAATAGAGTACGATGCAGACGATAAGCCTACAAATTATTTAGCTAGAGAATACTATTGGAATAGATATTATCAAAAGCTGGCAGAAACTAAAAAAGAAATTGCAGAGAAATTACAATTTGATAACTACGCGGATATTAATTCTGCTTATTTAAGCAAAGAAGATAGAAAAATTTATAGTGAAATGTGGAGCTCTTTTTTTAAGGATAATAGTGTAGAAAAAACTGTTACAGAGGAAGACGCTTCAGGTAAAGTATCATCGTTTAAAATCAAAGTTCCTAATGAAAGCTACAAAAACACTGATTTTAAAAAAATTACTAGTAACCCTGCCACAAAAGCTTACTACGATTTATTAGTAGCTAAAAAAACAGAGGCTGTAAAAAAACTTCCTATTCATTATAGAAAAGAAAGCACTGTTTACATGCTCCCATCTATTTTAAAATCTACAGTAGACCGTTTAAGTAGCAAGCAAGAAGGATTTATGTCTAAAATTGGAAATCTAGTTAGAGATTCTATGTTCTTAGACCCAGATGATACACAATTTGGACAAGTAAGTGTTTTAAATAATAAAATGGTTCCAATATTCTTTATTAAGCCATTAAAAAGTAGTAAGGATTTATCTTATGATTTAGCTAGAACATTTACTCTATTCTCGGAAATGGCAGAAAATTACCAAGAGATGAATAAAATCTCAGGTGATTTAGGAGTCATTAATATTGCTATGGCTCAGAAAAATTATATTAAAGGTAATGTACGTAAAAAAGGTAGTGAAGGGGCTAATGAGTATAAAGCTTTAGAAACTTTAATGGATACACATGTATTTGGTATTCAAAGTAAATCTGCATTAGCTACTAAACCAATTCCAGAAAATAAATGGACAAAAGCTACAGGTATAGCAGGTAAACAATTTTCTTGGGCAAAAGCATCTAAACTATTCAGCAACTTTATCAAAGACAATAACTTAGCTTTTGGAATCACTACTGCTATCTCAGGTTTCTTAAAAGGTTCAGGAGATGCTATCATTGACGACCACGTAGGTTTATATACTACTCATGATAGTAAAAACTGGGCACGTATGGAATTTATGTCTAATATTCCTCAAGTAGTTTCAGAAGCAGGTAGAGCAAGACAAACTAATAAAATGCACTTGATTTTTCAAGAAAATCAAATTGCATCTTTAGAAAAAATGCTTTATAATACTACTTCAAATAGAGCAAGTAGAATGTTGCTAAATAAAGATATCTTGTATTCTACTTATGCAACTGGAGATTATGGTTTAAAAGGAAGAACCACTTTGGCAATGTATGATAATCATAGATTGTACAAAGGCAAATTTATCACTCGTGCTAAATTCTATGAAATCACAGCAAAAGAAGGTAATGTTGCTAATGATTCAAAACATCAGAAATCAGTAAAAGAGCAATGGAAAGGTATGAGAAAAGACAGCCTTTATAATGCTTACGAAGTGGTTAATGGTAAACTTCAAATTAAACCTGAATTTGAGCAATATGTTACTGATGGAGTATTAAATTCTGTAAATGGTAAAGTTGACCATTTGACACACTTAATCGACGGTACTCTTTCTGCTACAGATAAAGGAGCTCTATCAAGAACAATTTTTGGAGATTACTTATTAATGCATAGAGGATGGTTTATTGGAATGATAGATACTCGTTTTACTAGAGAAAAGATAAATAGAATCACTGAAGAAGAAGAAATTGGTACATACCGTGCTACTGGAAGTTTCTTGTGGAATGATGTAGCAGGAGCTCTTTTAGTAGATAAAACAGGTCTTCAAGGAGCAATGGCTAGTTGGAAAAATTTAAGTCCTGCACGAAAAAGAGGAGTTCAAAAAACAGCTTTAGACTTACTTTATTTGAACATTGTATCAGTATTAGCAGCTATGGCCAACATTGCAGCAGACGGCTCAGATGATGAAGATTGGACTATGCAATACACTGCTTATCAATTAAATAGATTACTATTAGAACAAGGTGCTGCCTGGTCTCCTGCAGAACTTGTACAAATGATTGATGAGCCTGTTGTAGGAGCTAGAATGATTAAGGATTTACTTGATATGGGAGAAGCCTTTAATGTTACAGAAGTATACGAAGGTGGTATGTATGAAGGAGATTCACATGCTGCAAAATGGTGGTTTAAAAAATTACCTATTCGTAACTTATACGAAATGCAGTATCCTGAAATGAAAAATAAATTCATCAAGGAAATGGTAGATTCAAAAGTCTATGAACTTATGTCTCCAAGACAAAAAGCTAATGTAGGACTTTTAGGAACACTTAAAAATTGGGCAATTCCCCATGGATTATCATCTGATGGTTATGACCCAATTCCTGCAGCAGTAGATGAATTATCTCAAGACGAAGAGACAGATAACGGCTTTAATTAAGGCAGACGCCAAATTTTTTTAAGACCAGCTTGTTAAGGCTGGTCTTTTTTAAATTCTTCTATTTCTTCATCAGAAAGTTCTTGAACAACACAACGATTTAAATCTACCCCACTATCCAATAAATAGATAATAGTGTGGAGACCCACCCCGTCATTCTTAGCAATTAACTCTGCAACTTTTTCAATAGTAATCATCAAATTTGCAGAAGTCATCTCATCTACGGTCCAAATGTTTTTCTTATCTTGAGCCATTGTAGATTTTAATACAGCTACTGCTTTACGAACAGCCTCTGCCTCTCGAGCTCTATACTTGTTAGTACCTTTTAAATCTAATTGACAATTCTGAACTACTTGTAGAGCAGAAAGTAATGTGATGTAACTAATTGTATCTTGGCTGGGCATTCTCTTCTGTTCCATAATCTACTAAAATAATTTTTACTGATTCTAATTCTTGTTCTTCTTCCTCTTCTTCAAACTCATCTAATTCTTTAAACCTTTCCATTCTAAAAGCAGGTTCTTGAATATCATCTATAAGATGAATATAGATAGGCATATTGACTACTTCTTTTAAAAGAATTCCTGTTACTATATTATCATTGTCGATAATATCCCTTATAGTATAAATTTCTCTTTCTTTAATCCATTGCTTATAAACATTCCTTACAAAAGCTTCTTTACCAGGTTTAATAGAATCATCTATACAAACAATTTTTTGACCAATTCTCATAATATGTTTTCTTTTTTTAAAACTTTCCTGAAATTCCTTATTATACCATGTTTAAGTTGATTAGATGTACGATGTTCTAAATGCAAACACCATACAGAACTGTTTATGTAGACTTTATATCCTCTTCTAGTATTTACTACTTTCCAATTGTAAAACCTACATAAACGTTCTATATCTCTCCAATGTAAATTATGAGAAACATCATCAACTGCTTGTAATATTTCCTCATTACTCATTAGATAATACTTAATTCAATTAAAATTGCTCTTACTTTCTCTATCAATTCTTCGATAGTTCCATCATTAACAATTTCATAATCAAATGTTGCATCATCAAGAGCTGTTTCACTAGGATGAGTACTAAATAGATTTTCTGTACTACCCCAATTTCTTTTTACTTTAATAGTAACACCTTCTTTACCTTTAACAGCATCTAACTCATTAGGAAATCTAGTATCAGTTATAATCCAGTTAGGTAGGTTAGATGCAATATAAGTAACATTTACTCTTGTATACGTATCAGGCTTATAGTCGGCCATAAGAGAATTAACCCATACGTTTTCATGCAAACCGTTTCTCATAGCTTCAGTTCCTAATTTTTGAAGAAGCTCTCTCACAGTCATTAATTGATACGTAGTAGAATCTTTTAAATAGCCCCATTCAAGAGGTAAAAAAGTTTTCTTAAACTCTTGATCTTCAAACATCTCTATAGGAATACCTGTAAGTAGTGATGCAATAGATTTTAACTTTTCTGCAAATTTTTTGATTTGCCAATAATCTTTTCCTAAAAATTCAGTAGCTTTTCCTCTTGGTGTACACCATTCTGTATAATCAATTTTACATTCTTTGTTAATTGACATCATTGTTAAATACTGAATAATACTTCCTACAGTGTCTTTTCCAGATCCCATACGACCTGATATTGAGATAATCATTTTAAATTAGTTTTAATGTTAATAATTTTTCTATACTCTATAGAAAGTTTTTTAGCTTTATAATATTTTCTATCTAAATAAACAGAAGAAGTTTTATACAGCAACTCCAAAATAAATAAAGCTTTTCTATAAACAAAATTTACTTGAAAAGTATTAGTAGTAGTATTTCTTTGATACAATTTTTTATTCAATCCTGTAAATTCTAGAAACTGAGTTAAAGTTTCTTGCGTACCTACAATAGAAAAACTAGGTCTATTTTCATGAATAACTCCAATATAACCATCTCCATCTATATATCCTCGCCAAAAATGTTTTTCCAACTCCTTGGGAATTAAATTTAAATTAGGAGAATAAATTAAAGACTTATTAGGCACTATATTATGTAAAGTTAAATCTTGTACTAATTCTTTAGATATAACGTGAATACTGCATATATTATAAGAAATATTATTATGTTTTATAGAATAGATTTTAGGAGAAATTTTAGTATTAACAAATTTTTGAAATTTTATTAAATGTTCTAAATCATCAGATTTTAAAGTAATCTGTAGTTTATTTTTATTTAAATCAATAGAACCATCTGCTGCAATAAATCCTAACCAATAAGCTTTTTCTTCAGAATCTATAGATTTAAAACAAGAACAATTTCTTTGAAGAGTTAAACTTTCTGCTCTAGTTCTTAATTTAATTTTTTGTTTTACTAATATTCGCTTGGCTGTAGAATAATTGATATTATATTTTTTTGAAAGATCTGATAGCATTTCTCCCTTTAAATAATCTTGTATTAAATTTTGCATTATTTATTTTTTTATAAAGATAATAAAGTTTTAAATATTTACAATACAGGAGGTTTCCAATTTCTAGACTTTAATACTTTATTGTCAGAAAAACGGTAAGTTATAAACTTACCTCGCACTTCTTTGGAATAGGTATTAATACCTTGCTCCATGTAATGCTTGTATGTTAATATAGCATCGTCTAAAGTATTATCTGCTTTTGACATATTACTTTCGTAGATTGCCTCGATAGTTTTTTGTGGATTAATACCCATTTCGAACATTGCTCGAATAGTAACCCATAGAAGATCTCCTAATCCATCTTCAGTTTCTTGAAAATCTCTGGACAAGATAGCTTGTTTAGTTTCTTCTAACTCTTCGTCTATCAATTTTAGGGATAGTTGGATTCTCTCCATCGAGGGAAATCCTTTCTCCTCTTTCATAGGCAGTCCGAAGGTGCGGCTCCAGTCTTCTACTAATTCCTGCACGGACTTTGTTAAATTTTTTTCCATAATTAAAATAAAATTGTTTTTCTAATCTACTTAAATCTTTCCATTTATATTGAGGAAAACCTTTAAGCATTTCTTCTTCTGAACAATAAGCTTCTTGTTTACTTCCTAAAATACATTTAGGGTATTTTGCAGTTACAGTAGCCATTAGTTCTGAAAATTCTCCGTACATTTTATCAAAAACATTTTCAGTAATTCCGTGTTTATGACATATCCATAATTTAGGATTGCCTAAGATAACATCATTACGAATACTTAACAGCTCTGTTTTAGTAAAATTTTTTTTGGTTTTAAAATTACCACTTAATGATATTGTCTCTTCCATTTAAATATTCTAAAAGTGTGTCTACTTGTTTAAAATTAGGACAATTCCATTCTCGATATTCTAAAAGAGCTTTATGAGGATGTTCCCAAGTAAAGATATGCTGATTGTTCAACATAGGAATTATATCATCATAACCTTCTCCCCATAGCATAAAAATCGTCCCTGGTTTGTAATCTACTATTGCTTGAATAGTAGCCAAGAAGAATTTACTCCACGGTTTTCTATGAGAATGGATTGCATTAGCTTTCACAGTAATACTTCTGTTTAGCATTAGTACTCCTTGTTTTGCCCAGGATTCTAGAGAATAATCAAAGTCTAAATTAAGACCTTCATAATAATCTCTTTCTATGCAATTTGCAATAGAAGTAATAGATCCATTGTGGTAAGCATGCACATATTCATCAGAATAAGCTAATGCATGATAACCTGAAGAAAAATGAGGCTCATCACCTATAATTACTACTCTTAAATTTTCCCATGGCGTCAAACGATAGCATTTAAAAATGTCTGATTTATTTTGAGGATGATTATTGCCCATTGCGTATTGCAGGCTGAGGAATGTCATCAATTTTTCCATGTAAGGACTTTTTAATGTTTCCTTCAATGTTAGGGCCCATCCTTGTCCCATTTCTGCTGTCCAATAGTCTTTCCCTCTCATCTTCTTCTTTTAATAAACGTTCACGATTTAGCTCCATCCACACATCAAATTTTCTTTTTGATAACATATCTCTTTTAAAAAAGATTTCTTGTATAGGGCTCATAATTACTTTGATTTCTGGTTTAAATTTATTCTTTGCATAATAACGAGAATAAACAGAATTATAGCTTCTACCCAAAAGAGTAGAAGCTTTTTTAATTGCATCAAACGGTCTTCCAATGTTAGTATCTAAACATTGTTTGATAATTTGGTCTTCCCTACATGTAAAGGGATTAATTGTCTTTTCCATAATTTGTAGTTTAACCCATAAGGGGAGTTAATCAAACTCCCCCGTAGGCATTAATTTTTGTTCTCCTGTTAGACTGCATGTGATTTCATCAGTCAACACTTGACAAGATTGGTCTATAATAGGCCATACTTCTTGATTTCCTAAATCTACCTCAGAACCTTCACTACTTAAAACATCTTCCCAATGCTTTTTAAGCATCTCAGTTTTATATAGAATCAAAGGTATTGTGTGAGGAGCACCACTAAAGAAATTATTAGCTAAAATAAGTTGTTTAGAAATTTCTGTTATTTCAGAGTATTTACCATTTACTAATAATAAATAATCCTCCATATTGTGTTCAGGAATAGTATAGACTAATATTAATAGACCATTTTTTTCATAATCATCTACATAATTAGGGAAACTTTGCAAAGTGTTGTAAAATCCATCAAAATGTACATCTCTAAAATTTCTACAAACCACAAAAATGTGATTTTCTTTATATTTAGAAATACCTGCATCAGTCATAAATGCATTAAGAAATCTTTGGTCAAATCTTAATCTACCCCAAGGAAATCTTACATCACAAGTAAATAACTTTTTAGGTATTTCCAATAAAGGAAATAAAAATGTAGCAGTTTTGTTGTATTTTACCATAATTAAACTTCTAAATAAGTTGCGCCCTCTAGTTGATAATACTCCATTGGATATTCCCAAGCATCATTATTCTCAGCAAAGTCTAATCTAGCACATGCAGCAAAGAAACCTTCTACTTCTTGGCCATTGCTTAGAAATCCACCATGTAAACCGATGTTATCAACAGCAGAAGGAACCACAAAATTCATAGGATTATAAACCAAATTCTTTTCTACTACACAATAAACAAAGTTTTCCAAAGAATATTCCTTATTCAATAGTTCAATAATATCAGGATGAGCTAACAAGCCTAACTTATATACAGCAGCTTGAAAATCATAACGATATTTCCAGAAATCATACTTGAATCCTTTAACAGTTTTCCCTGTAGTTTTAAAATCTACAGGTGTAATAGTTTTTTTAGTGTGATTAATAACAACTCTATCTAACTCGCCTTTTATAGTTCTGCCATTATGAACAAATTGAATAATAAATCTATCTAAGAATTCGACATTGTTCTTTTCAAACTTCTTATCTACATACTGTCTTGTAAATGCATCAAATTTTAAGGCCATAAGACAATTTACTGCGTTAGCATATTCAGTTTCTGTAACTAAGGTTTTATTTACTCCACGAACTAGAATATCATAATATTCACTACCATCTTTGATAATTTTATCAACTCTAGTATCGTCTTTCCAATTACCTTGATAACCAAACTCGTTACAATACTTTAGTATAATAGGTCGTAAACCAGCATCTGTTACTGGTACATTACTGTCTGATAATTCACTATAAATACCATTAACAATTGCTTTTATAGTATCACTACATTTTACATCATCAGGAATTCTTTCAAATTTAGTATCAAATTCAACTCTAGAAGATAGCAACATCATATCTACCATACTGCCAAATACAAAATGTTCTTCTGTAGATTCTTCTGGACTTTCTTGACGTGCTTTTGCTTTTAGATAATCCTTAGGATGATCTAAAATCTTTTTTAGGATACTTTGATTAGTACCAGGTAATGATTTATAATCCATTTCTTCTTCTTTTAATTGTTTTTAAACTGTAAACCAATTTTCTATCTTTAAAATTTGTAATAGGAATAAACTCATAAGTAGTTCTTTGAAGATGCTCTACAGTATCGTCAGGTAAAATACCTTTCTTAATTAGTACATCGTCTAAACACTTAAGCCAAATTAAAGCTAGATTACCAATATCCCAGTTAGGTTTGTAATTAGGGGGCGCTAGATTCCAGCTCACCTTTCTTTTTCCTGTTTTTTTGTCTACTACCATTTTCATTATTCCAAAATTTATAGGAGCAAATACGGTTAACTTGGTTTCAACAGGTCCCTCTATAGTTAAATTTTCAGGAATATGTTTTTCAATATACCCATGCATAGCTGCTACTAAAGCAGCTCTAGTAGTATAGTGCACAGATGCATGAATTTTATTGTAACCAATTTTTATCCACTCTTTTTTGTTTTTAGGAATATGGGTAATAAATTCAGGAAACTCTAATTTAAGCTCTGTATTTGCCATATTTACACGGTTACTTTACGATTTTTAATAACTTCAGTCATTTCTGATAAAGTATCTCCCAGGCCTGTGATAATTCCTTTTAAAGCTGTTAAACTGATTTCTTTTGGAATAATATCGTGAGCTTTTAGTTCTTCCAATTCTACTGTAGAAAGCATTTTTTCTAATTCTGCTTGAGTATACTCAGCATAATCATGTTCAAATGTAGCAGTGTCAATAGGAATTACTTTTCCATTTTCATCATACTCAATAGTACAAATTGGAAGATACTCACAACAACGAAGTTTACCTCCATCCGTATAAGGAACTGCTACAACATTCATTGGATTTACCAAAACAGCTAAACCTACAGAGCCAAAATATCCGCTAGTTAACCAACTACTATTAGCAGCATGCAAACCTCTTGAACAAGTTTCATCAGGATTAGCATTACATTGGCTTCTTGGAATACTTACAGGTTCTCCAATAACAATACGCATTCTACCTGTATACCCATCAGTATAAACAGTTTGAGTTTCTTCGTTATCTTTAGTCAACTCTTGATACAATTCTTGAAGATTACCTACATAAGAATATTTAGTATATTCTTCTATATAAGCCTCTTGATAATCATCATCATCGTCTACTTCTCCATGTTCTACTTCATAAATAGTGTCTTCAACAGTTTCCCATTTATCTGCAGTAATACAAACAAATCCGTCTATTTCAAAATCTTTAGCTACAATATAGTTTTTAGGAGATTTCTTTTGAGCTTTGACTTTAGACCATTGCGCAGAAACAAACTCATTTACTACTCTATTTCCTTCATTTTTTATATTTACATTTCTGTAAGCAACAAAATAACCAGAAGGAGTTAAACTCAATTTGTTATTAATTAAGAATTTATACAAATCCTCACGACATCTTGGATCAGAGTTTAGTGCACATAGTCTCCAAAAATTCATCATTGCTGATAAATCTTCTTTGTTTTCTCTACGAAGTGCAAATTCTCTTGCCAAAAATTCAGGAATAGTAATGTTGATATTCTTCATGTAAAGGCGAATTCCCACTACCTCGAAGTGATCGTCTCCCAAAGTTTTAATAGATTCCATCCAATCTAATAAAGATTGTTGTTCTGCTATTTCTAATTCAACTTTAGCAATTTCTTCCTGTTGCTTTTCTTGTTGGCGTAAAACTGCTGTATCCGCCATCAACTCCAATAGAGCTTTTACTTCATCAGCATCGTTTTCATTAGTATTAGAAATAGTCTCGAAAACTAATAATAATTCTTCATCAGAACTACATTCTTTTCGATACATTTTTGAGCCAATAAAACAGATAACTGTTTTATCTACACGCATTGCTTTTATCATAATTTAATTTTTTTAGTTAGACAATAATTTAACATAATTACTAGTAATTTTTTCCATTGAACCATCTTTAAAAGAAGCTAAAGCTTCTACTTCCAGAGCATTAAAGTTTACATAATAGTTAGGATTTAACTTCTTTCTCAAAGAAACACGATTAGACTTATTGTAATTTCGAATATAGTGTACAATATGCTCCACAGGAGTAACACTTAAATTATTTAAATACAATATTAAATCTAATCCTTCAAAATACTTAAGAAGATTTTCAGCTCTATTTAGTACATCAAATTCCCACGAATTATGCTCTTCTGCTATACTATAACAAGATTCTACAAATTTGCTATTCTTATTAATATCTGAGGCCATTCCTACATATTTAGTCAAGAATATTAATTCTTTTGCTATAGGTGAATAAACATTTTCCCAAATATTAGACAAGTCACGAGAAGTTCTAAGAAGTTGCATTAATTTAGCATTTTTAGATAATCTAATAGCAGTCATTGTTTGTCTAAAAATTAGATTTTTCTTATTCAAGAAAGATTCTACCGTAGTTACATTTTTCATATTTTCAAAATGCTTTAAGTTAGTTGGTGCAACTGTAGCAGCCATAATTTGACCGCCACGTTCAATAGGATTTCTTTGAAGTTTTCCTAATTTAAAACGGTATTGTAAAGCAGCATAATACAAAGTAGTCACATCATTTAAAGATTCTTTATTTGTAACGGAATCTATTAAATATTGTTTTTTACTATGTAAAACTGTAGCTTTATTCCATTTGTAAGACAATTGAGTATAATAAAGATTATAACCATGATGTAATTGTTGAACATTTACATTGTACAGCGTTCTATCTATAGCTACTCTATTTTTATCTTTTGCACCCCACTCTTTTGGAACCACGACTTTATCATAAGACTTACTAACTTTAATCAAAAGTCTTTGAATTTCCTTTTGATAAGTGGTAATAATAGTTCTCCATTCAGATTTAGGATAGTCATCTAGTTTTAAAAACTTTTTGTACGCATACAAAGAAATGTGCTTAGTTTTTCTAATTAAATAACAGTCTCTACTTCCTTCTAGTTCTTGAACAATATACTTAGTTACTAGTGGAGTAGTATTTTCTTTTATACGATAAAAAGTATAAGTACCTTCAAATAGAAATTTACCAAAGCCCATTCCAAAACTATTAGGAACTAGTCTTTGAGAAGTCATTCTATAAGATACATTATACTCAAAGAATAGATTTTCTAGAATTGGACACTTAAAATTAATTTTGTCAAATGGTATAAATTTCCATGCTTTTAAATACTTTGGCGGAAATAGCTGTTCTAATAGTAATGTATTTTGAGAATCTAATTCAATAGCAGGAATCTTATCTTTATTTTTTAGATAAACCTGTAAATCATCAGTTTCTAATTGAATACTATTCCAGCGAGTTTCAAATTCTTCCTTTAACAAATCTATCTTATTAAGAATAGCTGCTTTTGTTTTAGGATTATATCGAACATCCTCACGAGTTTGAATAACATCTAATTCTCCAATATCAAATTTTAAAGCTACAGGAAACGTAATAGCATCAATTCCTAGAACTCCAAAGTCAATTGGGTAAGCAACCTTACCTAAACATAAATGGAGACCAGAAAAAGGAGCAATACTACTATTTTTTACCCAATGAGTACCTTCAAATAACTTGTAATCATTTTGAATAGAAATTCCACTAAAATACACATTGTCAAAATAAGCTAACTGTTTCTTACATTCTTCCTCAAATCTAAGTGTTTCAGGCATAGGATTACTCCAAGAATACGGACCTGATACAATCTTAATGTAAATCTTAATCTGAGTACCATTTCTTTCCGTAGTAGGAATTTCAGATACAAATTCTAATCTTGGACCTTTTTCTCCTTTACGAAGCCAATACTCATACTCTTTACCATTATATCTAGTTCGTATGAAAACAATGTCTGTATAAGACAAACCTGATTTAGAACCAATTCCGAAGGCGCCGATTACATTATTAGAATTTTCTTTAGTAGACTTTAAATAGTTTGCAAAAACATTTACTACACGACTTGGAGAAAGTCCTACTCCAAAGTCTTCAGTTGTCCAATAAACTCCTGAAGTATCAGTATTAATAGACACTGCAACGGCATCATCATTAAATACTTGCAAATGTTTTTTCAATTCAATAATTTCTTCATCTGGTACAGTATTGTACACAGAATATTCATTACGAATTGCAGTTAAATCGTTATGTTTAATAAAGTTTGCCTCAGCATGTGAGTCAAAACTATTACTAACATACTCTCGCACTACGGCTCCAATAGAATTCTTATAAGGGTCTTGTAAGATATCCCACAATTTGTGCATATCATCTGCACTGATAGAAGCATCTACTCCATCAAAACCCATATTACTATCAAAACCAATTTTCTTATCGGTTTCTAATTTCATTCTTGATTAATTTTTTTGTGATAGAAGTAGCTTCAGTTACTCCTACAGATTTTACTAAATCAGAAAAGTCAGTAACTTTAGGCAATTCGGGTACAAAAAAGAAAGGAATTTGAAATGCCTCAGAAAACATTGCAGTCAACTTTTTACCTGCTTCATCATTGTCAAATAGACATATTACGTGTTCAAAACGATTTTTATATTCATCCATTACTGAATCCTTCATCATTACGGATTCTGATTGCAAACCAATTGCAGGAATATTTAGACAGTCGTGAATACTCATTACATCTTTCAATGACTTTGTAACTATAAGAATTTTACCTTTATTAGGTAATTGTTTATAGCCTTGATGAACACTATAGTTAGCATTATTAATCCATTTTTTAATTTTAGTCTCAAAAGGTTGGTAAATCTTGTAAGAAGTAATACCATCTTTAAATTCTGCATATACATAGGCTAAACTGCTTGTTTTAACGCCTGTATCATTATAAAAAACGTGACTAATAGGAAACACATTAAACTTAATTAATGTTGCTTTTTTGATGCCAAAAGAAGACCAAAAAGCTTTATCTTGGACAGACCAATTTCTTAATTTAACCCCTAATTTTACTTGTTCTTTTTGTAGGATTCTAGTGTATTGGATGTTTTGTTTATTTGCTTCCACAGATAAATGTGAAAGCCCTAAATCAAATGCTATTTTCTTTAGGGCTTCTACATAAGGTAAATTAAACAATTTACAAACCAAAACCACGAAATCACCAGAATCTCTGGTTGCAAAATCATAAAACATTAGAGTGTTTCTCTCAACTTTGTGGAAATAAAGACCAAAAGAAGGAATATTATCATCTCTTAATGGACTATGATATACACCTAACTGAGAAATATCTTCTCCTAAATAAAGAGAATAGATTTCCTCTTGAGTAACATGTTTTAGAATGTCTTCTTTAGTTATAATTCTATTATAAACTATCGAATTTAGGTTAATTTCTCCTTCCATAAGTAAAAAATAGAAGTAGCCTAACTTAGACTACTTCTCGAGGTTATTTTAATTACCACTCTTCGTCATCAACCAAAGAGTCTGCATTAGCAGGACCAGTAGGTTGAACAAGAGAATCTTCAGACAAGCGTGTCATTCCGTCTAAGTCTCCTGCTCTTAATCTTGTAGCAGCAATATCTACAGACATAGCTTCTACGAAAGGAACCCAAGAACGAGGTTGGATGTATTTTTTACGAGAATCTTTAGTTCCGTAGTTAGCAAAAATACGAAATTTAATTCCTGAAGCAAGACCTTCACGGATTAATTTCATACAACCGTCTAGCATTGCTTGAGCAGTTTGAAAAGATGGAATTTCAAAAGTAGCTCCATAGATAGCGTGAAGAATATGTTTCAACACTTTACCTTGTTTTTGAATCTGCTCGTCAACAGTATTGTAAGCAGTAGCTTCTGTAACATACCAAAAAGAAGTACTACAAACTCCACCATTTTCATCTGTGAAATTCAATTTGTACTCAGGAGAATTTTCTTTATCCTCTTTAGTCTTTTTAGTAACAGACGCTACTAAGTTTTCTACTACTCCAGCAACTCCTCCGTTGAAAATTACTGCTCCTTCTTTTGCATCATAAGATGCGTCATTTAAATTGATCATTTGATTTGTATTTGATTAAAATTATTGATAAAAAATGCGAGAAACTTAGAGAATCTCGCACTTGTATTTAATTAAGAATTGATTACCACTCTTCTTCTTCGTCGTCTTCGTCAGATTCTTCTTTTGTAGGTTCTCCCATTACTGCATCTTCAGGCTCAGGCATTTCTGCTACTTCTTCTCCAATAACTTCTGTAACCATTTCATCAGAAGGCTCTGTAGATTCGTCTACCATTTCATACAAAGTTCCTCCTTCAGGAGTTGCAGGAATAGAAGATAAATCAGCACTTAAATCTGCTTCATCAGAAATTTCTCCTAAATCTGTTGTAGTAAATGTCATTGGCTGAAGCAAAACTGTCAATTCGAAAATTCCTTCTCCCATAGTTGAAGAAGTCAACAACAATTCGTTTTCTTTTTCAATGTTAAGATTAAGCTGTTTAGCGATAAACTCGTAAGTTTTTTTATCACTAATGCTACAAGTTTGAGTCAAAGTAAGTGAACGATCACTCTCAAACTTACGAACAAAGATACCATTTGCAGGAAAAGCAAAAGCAATTTTGTCTCCACCTTTGATGCCTAAAGCCTCTTGAGCAGCTTTGTTAAAACTAAATTTTCTACCAGCACCAACTTTTTCAATTGCTGACATTGTAACTACAGGAAATGAATACTTTTCCTCTTTTCTTTTTCTTTGTGTAGGGAGTTCTCCCCAGTTTAAATCTTGCATTTTTGCTGTCTTTATTGATTATTAAATTGTTTACTAAATTGAGTAATACTCACGAATTGCTTGATTTACTTCTATCAAATCATTGTTGATAGTGTTCTCTTCAAACATTTCTAAAGGAGTTTTACAAGTATCAGAGCCTGATGATATAGTTCTGAATACATGTTTGTTAGGTTGTCCAGGAGTCTTAATGATTTCTGCATAAAGTACAATAGTACTAAATGACTCAGGAACAAAACGCTCCAACATTTTACCTTGAACACCGATACGCTCAGAAGGGAATCCTGATTCATCATAATGAGTTTCTGGATGAGCAAATAGATATACGATGATATCGTCTCTCATTCCATCATTAATGAAGTTAATTAGGTCATACTGAGCAGATGCCATTTTTGTCCATTTGTCAAAGCCTTTTTCTGCTCTAAAATTAGGATTCATGATAGCATCAGTCATAATACGAGACCATGTATCAACAATAATTGTTTTTACGTTCTCCAACGCATTTACTTTTTTCAGTGTAGTAATAACTGCATTTACATCAGAAGTCTTTTTGTAATTGCGTTTTTCTTCACTGTATTTTTGATTAAACTGCTTAAACGGAAGCGCTTTTTGATCCGTATTAATAATAACAGTTTCATCTGGATTTAGATTTCTCAGAGAGGTAGATTTCCCCATACCTGATTTTCCAACCACGAACACTAATTGTCCCATAAAGTATTGATTTTTAAATTGTTTACTAGATAATAAAGATACAAAATCTTAGGATAAATCCCTAATTTCTTGACGTATTTCTGGCTCTTTTTTATTTTTTCTTTTCTGCCAAGTTTTACCTCTTAGATGAGGATGTTCTTCTTGCACTTTTCTAGAAGCTCTACCAAATACATCAATGTAAGGAATTGTTCTATTGCTCATATCTTTTAGAAATTCTTTAATAGGTTTATCACAATCGTAACCTATTTCAGTAAGATATACAAAATACAACTGTTCATTAGAATCTCTAAGATTCGGATGATTCGTTAGCTTTTTCTTCACCCACAAGTAACGTTCCTTGATCATATTCTACGACAGTAATTAATAAATACTCTTGAGAATTTAAAATCTTTTTAATAGTATTCCAATCTCCTCCTCCAATTCCTGCTCCAATAAAAGGAACAGCCAATTCTAGGTAAGTACCTTGTTTAATAGCTTCCATAGAAAGTCTTTTTAAACAATTTTTTAGAGCACAATACTCAAAATTAGCACCTGGCTGTAATTGAGTATAAAAGTTTAAAATAACTCCGTATTGAGTAGGAACTACTGAATATTCTCCTAGTCTGTATAAAGCAGGCAATGTAAACTCTTTATCTGCTTCAAATGCTTCAGGAAACTGTTCAGCAACTTGTTTAGCAATACCTGCTCCCATTACTTGTACACAATTACATCCATGAGCAATTGTAGGGAAATGACCTTGTTTAAATAAGGCTAAAAGGTCTCCTTTAACTTGTTTTACTATTGGCATAATATTTATTGATTTTCTTTAATTCAGGAGGTTGCTCAGTTCCATAAGGATTCTGAGATGGTAACTGATAATAGCCACCATATTCTCCAATAAATAAAAATGATGCTACTAAGCCTGTTGCACCGTCACGATTTTTACAAATTTTAGCAATTCTAAATCTATCTTTGTACTTAGTAATATCATATCCACGGAAATTATCTATACTGTAATTAAAAGGACTTGCTAGACCAATTACAGTATTTGAATCTTCAGAGATATTACCAGTATTCTTGATATCACTTAGCATTGGCATCCAATTCTCGTTTTCTCTTCTGTCCATTTGTTCAGAACTACGATTAATCTGAGTCACTACTACAGGGCTAAAATTGAACATATTTCTAAAAAATACAAGATATTTAGAAGCTTGGTCAATAGCAGCTTTTTTACTTTCATACTTTCCCTCGTCGATAAGACCAATATGGTCAACAACAATCAAAGTTATGAGTCCAGGGTCGTTGGGTATATAATTCATAATAATACCATCAGGATTTCGAATAATAGTACCATGTTTTTCTGCATAAGTCATAACATCCTTATACAAGAAATCAGGATTCAAACTGCTTCGATACTTAATGTACTTGTTTTGAATTTCTCCACAACGTTCATCGTAAGAGTCAATTAATTTGGCTACTTCAGGTCTTAAATTACTATTCCCACGAGATTTAATTTCTTTTGTAGAAGTTAATATTCCATGTTCTTTCCAAATAAGCGTAGCAATATACTTAGCCATTTGGTCTTCAGGTGGAATTTCTAAAGAATAATAAATAATCTTCAAAGAGTGTACATAACCAGGATTATTCTCAAGAAAATCAATACCTCCATAAACATAAGTTGAATCAAGAAAACCTGATTTACCTACACCTGTGCCAGCAAAAATTGTATCATAACGACGTTGCTGAATGTTGTCAATTTGGTCACTTAAAGTATCAAAATTTTGAAAAGGAATTCCTGTATTTAAACCTTTTTTACCTCTTTCAATTTGTTCTTTAAGCTTTTCCCAGTAATTAATTTTAGTCATATACTAATCTTTATCATGTAAACAAGCTCCTAATATAAAAGCTACAATTCCTATAATAAGAGAGCTAATAGATTCTATTAAAATATCTACTTTAAAAACTTGATATTTATAAATTCCTGCAAATCCTGCTAATATTAATGATAAACCTAATAACCAAATTACAGACCATGCTAATTTTTGTACTTCTTCCATATTAAATAAAATCTTCTGTCCAATTACTACTTTCTGTGCCTACATCTTCGACTAAAGCATCCCATTGTTCCCACATAGAATTATTCATTACTGTTTCCATATTAGGTAAAAAAGATAGCTTTCCTGCTTGTTTTTGCTTAGCTACAAAAATTGTAATAGCCTTTATAGCTTGTTCATGAGCAGCAAAAGTTTTAACACGAGCTAAATACTTTTTCTCATGCTTTTGAGCAATCTGAGTATCAGGACCAGCAGCACGAAGGACTCTTGCTCCTACTTTAACAGGATAACAATTATAAAATTCCCAAAAATTAACTTGGTCTCCACGAATGCCTAATAGTTTTTCTACATGCTTTTTACTAATGATAGTATCTTTAAATAAAGTACTTTCATCTGATAGTAAAAAATCTGTATTTACTAGACTATTGCGTAGTTCTAGAGAAAGTTCTTTACTAAATAAATCTTTACAAGAAACAAAATCTTTATGATAAAGAAATAATAGTAGCATTACTTGATTAGGTAAAAGCTTATGTTTTACCATTTCATCTACTGTGACATTTAGTTTCATACCCAATTAATTTTAGTTTTTTGAAAGCCTTTAATAGCATCTCTCATCCACACTTCGTCCTGAGTATTTTTCAAATACACTATAAAGATTTGTGCATTTGTTCCATCCTCTAAATTTAGAATACGAGCAGCTTGTTGAAGAGCTAGAGCTTCCACACTTTTCATTTGATTAAAAATTGCTACTTTTAATTTAGGTAGAGTAATTCCCATAGAAATCATACTAATTACGGAAAGTTTATTTAACTTTTCTTTCGTAAATTTCTCTAGCGTTTTTTTGGATTTACTATGGAATTGTCCATCTCCTATTTTGTCTGCAATTTCTTGTCTTGCTGAAAAAATCAAGCATCTATTATGCTTATCTACAACATCTAAAGTAGTCAAGAGTTTAGTCTGTGAAGTATAGATAATGTCTTTACGTTTAGACATATAGAAACGAAGGTTTTTATATTTTCCTTTCTTTACAGCATCATTGTAAAGTCTATCCCAATGTTCATAGGCTTTTTTCTCGCTTACAGCAGGTCTTGTAGAGTCAATTACATGAACTTCTAATTCATCATCTAAGTCTACACCAATACAAGTAACTGAATAATCAGCAATAATTTTATCTTCAACTGCTTCTTCAAAAGTATATTGATAAATTGGTTTAATAGATAAAATGTTATGCAAATTAAACTCAGCTGCTTGGTCTAAAGTACCAGTTAATCCTAAAATTCTAGTACCTCTTAATTGATGTTTTCTTAAGTGCAGTAATACCATTTTATTATATGCATGACATTCGTCAGCAATAATTAAATGATACAGATTGTTGTCTTTTTTAATGCTATTACTCCAAAGATAAGTTACATTAACATTTGCATTAAGCTTCCACTTTATAATCTCCTCTTTCCAAGAAGAAAGGATAGGTATTCCTGGAGCTAATATCAACACATTTATATCCTTAGTAACGGTATTTAATGCATCAATAGTTAGTTTGGTTTTACCAACACGAAATGATACGTCTACAATACCTTTAAACTTATTTTCAATAATCTTTTGAGTAGCTTCTGTTTGAATACTTATTCTTTTCTCTAAGGACATTCCTCAATTTTTTTTAGTTTATACTTAGTTACTGTAGTAAATCCAGTAGATGCTAAATAATTTGGAACAACTTTTGTATAAGTTACAGGATATTCTCTGTTTTCTATCCAATTTTTGTAATTATTAGCTACTTCTTCTACAACAAGGTCAGCACTTTTTTGCTTTCGTCTTAAATGAATTACCGTTGCATGATCTCGACAAACAATTCTAGATACTTCAGAATTAGAAAATCCTTCACTAATTAATTGCTTTGCAACTATTTTTCTCATTTGAACTATGTAACTATTTTGCTGTCTTCTAATTGCTAAAAAGTATTCATATAAAGGACGAACTGATTCTAAAAGCTCAATTTCATCTTTAAGCTCTTGTATTCTAGCATCAAATTCTAGGCTTAAATATTTAGCTCCAATTACTTTTCTACGTCTTTCTTTTTTTTCTAATGCTGCCATTTTTTTAAGTTGTTTACTAGTAATTCTAATTCTTCTATGCTGGCATTATTTTTAAGCCAATTAGCTCTAACAGAAATAATCCAAACATTTCCTCGAATGTATCCTTTATTGTTATTAATTCTATCTATAGAAAAAGAATTATATTCTTTTTTACCTTCATTTATCTGTAAAGGTATTTTTAGTAAAGGACATATTGTGGGAAGTATTAAGTCTTCTTCTGTAATAGAAAATTCTAAATTTTTATTTCTTGCTCTAATTTTAGCAATTTTAATTAAATATTTTAGTGGATTTTTTCTATTATTAATTTTCATTAATTCTTGTTCTCTTTTTCTATAAGTAGGGTCATTTTTTCTTTTTTCAGCTCGTTTTTTAGTATTTTTTTCTAATCTTTCTGGAGTATCATATAAAAGCTTACAACAAGTTTTACATTGAGAACGTTTTCTCATTTTACCTGTACCAGAATGAAATTCCTCTAAAGATTTTTCTTTTTTACATTGACTACAAATTTTATTATTCATTTTTTCATATTTTCTTGTAAATGTATAAATAAAATTAATAAGGACAGTATTAAAATATACTGTCCTCAATGTGTCCAAATACGAGTGATAAGAGGTTCTGCTTTTAATTTAACAGTTTTACAAAATACTAAACCTGCTTTCTCCATACAGTCTTGCAAGATTTTACTAATATCTGAAGCCATATCTTCAGGTGCTTCTACTAACCACTCATCATGAACTACATTAGGCATTAAGATTTTAAAAATTAAATCATTTTGCTCTAAATATTCAAAGAAATAAACACCTGCTAATTTAGTAATGTCAGCACTAGTGCCCTGAATAGGATAGTTCAAAGACATTCTTTCAATATCTCCACGCTTCATAAAATACTCACGAACTTTGGGCTTGTAATAGCTTATAAAAGTAGGAGAATTTTCTGACTTTTCCAACTTATATTCATCCCAAAATCCTTCAGTTTCGTAAATTTCTTTATGCAAATTTTCATAATCTTCAAAGAATGGAATAAAGCATTTTCTACCACTTACATTATTAAACTGAATATACCCCAACTTTAATGCGCGGGCTTTTTCTTGTTTAAAGTAATTAGCTAATCCAGGAAATGCCTTAAAATAAGCCTTGTAGACTTCATCGCCCTCTTCAATAGAGATAGATAGGTTTTGAGCAATAGTAATGCCTGTACCGCCATAATTTATGGCAAAACCAGCACTTTTTGCAATCTGTCTTTTTCCTTTATGATTATCTTTAATTTCATCTAATGAAAGATTGCTTAAATCAGGAAATATCTTAGATGCAATAAATGAGTGCATATCTCCCAACCCTTTAGAATAGAATTCCAATAGGTCAGAATCTAAAGATTTATTGGCTAAGACAATTTGCTCTTGACCACTGTAATCACTAACAATTAGCATATTACCTTTTTCAGCTTGAAAACAAGAACGAGTTGTAGAATCAGACGGAACATTTTGCATATTAGGCAATTGAGCTATTCCTTGTTTAGGTCTACCTTTTTGGCCACTAGATAATCTACCAGTGTTCATAATTTGAGTGTAATTGGTATGTATTCTTCCTGTTGCAGAATTAATATAATCAAACCAATTTTCACCATAAGTACTCACAACTTTTTGACATTCAGTATACTCAATGTAAGTGCTAATAATAGGATGCTTTTTCTTTTGTGGTCCCAAAACTTTCTTATCAACAGAATGTTTCATTAAGCCAGTTTCTTTGTCTTTCACTAAAGTATCTACTCCTAAAGATTGCATAAAAGGAATAACTTGCTTAGAAGAAGCCCAATTAAGTTTACATTTGATTCCTTCAGAAAACAGAGATAATTGATTATCAATATACTTAGAATACACATCACTGTTATCAAGAATAAATTCATCAAGTTTCTCTGTAACAGCATTTAGATTTAATAAATCATCATTGCATTTATTTCTCCAATCTGTAGGATTCATATACATACCACAATGCTCGATATAAGCCAATACACGCACAAACTTATTATCCAAAGACATAGTTCTTTGCAATTGCTTTTCTTCTAGAGCAACTTCTTGTTTACGTTTTACTTGATGTAAATATCTTACATCATCCGCAGCATATTTAATTACTCTAGTGCTTAGGCCTTCTCTATGAATACTTCCACGAACAGTTTTATCTAGCTCAATTTTGCAATATTTATATACTACTGCATCCAAACTTCTTCTAGCTGTATCAATACCTGTAGTTAAGATTCTTTCTGCAAGGAAAGTATCAAAGACTTTAGTAGGAACAATTCCTTGATAATAGAGAAATCTTAAATCGAACTTTGCATTATGCATTATCAATTCTTTCTTCTCTAACAGCTTTTTATAACGTTTTGGGTCTACAGTTATACAATCAATTACATATTGACGCTCAGCATCACCTATCTGCATAGACAACAATTGTTTAGTATAAGGGTCGAATCCCATAGTTTCTGTATCAAAGCCTAAAACATCTAAATTTTTTAGATAATTAATAGAATCTTCTACAGTTGCCATAGAATAACCAACAGGAGTAAACATTTCCTGTTGGTTAGTTACCAAATAAATCATAATTAATCAGGAACAACTCCAAAGAAAACAAATTGGCCCTCTTTTTCGGTTTTAGACGGTTTATACGATATTTCTGCTACCTTATTGACTCCTTTTTCAAGTTCTTTTATCATAGAAACTTTGTAAGTAGCTCGATGTAATTCGGACATTTCTCTAGCATAATTAACAGCTTCTCCTTTTGTTAAAAAACTAGGAGTTCTATAATCATCACTTGAAAGAGACTCTACTTGATACTTAAGAATCCATTTCTTAGTGCCAGGAGTTACAATATGGTCAACCTTTGACTTTACTTTATTAGAATTTAGTACAGGCTTTCTAACACATACGCTTAAACCTGGTTCAAACTTGGTCATATTTTCCAGTTTCTTTTCTATAAATTCATCAAGGTCTAACTTAGATTCTAAAAACTCTCTAGTACAATCATGAACTCCTGGGCAATTATTAATTTTGCCATTATAAGAATCATCTCCATATTCTATTCTAGCTTCTTCTTGTAAGTCTTTAAAAACTTCTCTCATTGACCATCCACGGCCATCTTTTATAAAATTTATTGATCCCATTTATCTTCTAAAAATTCGTTATTAACTCTTTTTCCTACATATCGAGGAATTATTCTGCTGCTAGTCATTATTTTCCACATATTTTTCATGTAGATTATTTCTTTTCTTCCACGCTTTTCAAGCTTTTCAGATAATTTATTTATTTTTGCCATGACCTTTTAAATTAATGTAAGCTTGAGCTCCTTTACGAGTATCCCATCTCCAAATTAAAAAAGGCGCAGTCTTACGTCTAACGTATTTCCAACGTGTCCACCATGATGTTTTCTTCATCACATGAAAACCTGTCATTATATCTTCTACAATCTTAAATTTTGGATAATTCTTTTTCTTTTCTGCCATATTAATCTAGTTTTAAACCATCATCATTCAATATTTCTCTTATTTCTTCTCTTAACTTTTCAGCAAATTCTCTTTCTTCATCACTGTATCCACCATATTTTACTATGCTTCTAAGTTTTTGATCAAGAGTCCACATAGCTTGTTTCCAATCTCCAGCTTGTACTGCTGTTTTAGCTTCATCTGCTTCTTCTACAGAGTCAAACTCTAATATTATCTTTCCCATATTATACGTTTTTGCATATTATATTGTACTTTTTGGCTGTTTTATATGCTTTTGCATATTATTTTATACATTTTTTCTGTATTCTTTCATATTATTCTGATTTAAATGTTTCGTTGTAGTATTGTTCTGCTGATTTATCATCTCTATTACTATGATAATAAATTCTATCAGCTCCATTATTATCACCTTCATTATAAGCATCAATTATCTGTATTTTCTCCATTTCTTTGGCTCTTTTTATTGAATCCATCATTAATAAATCTTGCATTGGTTTAGTGTCTAATGGGCCAAGAAGATCACTAAATTCTTTTATTAAAAACTCTACAGGTGTTTGTTTTTTCATATTATTCTATTTTAAATTTTAATTATTAATAAGATAAGTCTTCAATCTTAATTTCAATTAGACTCCCATCTTCAGAAGGGTAAAATGCTTGTATTGTTTCAGTATCTACAATAGTATAAACATTTACATTTTCATCACCTTTGTAAGTGACAAATTGACCTTCTTTTAATCTACCTTTTGGTGTTGATAATTCTAATATTTTGCTCATATTATTATGATTTAAAGGTTTCGTTGTAGTAATCATTGAATGATGTTTTTTTACCTAAATCATCATCACCCCATTTATTGATTCTACTATCATCCCATGTACAATTCATTTGTTGCTTCTCCATTTCTTTGGCTTGGCTTATTTTATCACCAATTACCGAATGAGTTAAACCAATTCTTGACAACTCATTTTCTAACCATTCTACTGCTGTTTTCATATTATTCTTATTTAAATTGGTTAAACCATTCTTGTAAATCAAAAGTATCTCCATCAATAAAATAAGATGCTAATTCATTACACATATTCCAAACTTCTTCCTCACTATACATTCTTTCATCAGGAACAAATGTCATTGGCGTTTTTTTAAATTCAATCAAGGCTTGTTTAATTTTTTCATAATCAGGCTCTTCCTCACTATACATTTGTTCCTGCATCCATTTAGCACCTTTTATAAAAGCTAACTTTCTTATTAAAGATTGCTCTTCTGACCAAATTTCTAATGGATAATTATTTTCAGCTGCTTCTTCAAGTGTTTCTTGTTTAGGTTCTTCTTGTGGAATGATGATTTCATATTTATAATGACCACTTTCTCCTGTTTCAACATTTTGAATACCTAAAGAATATGTTTCAACTTCTTCACACTCACTATTCTTAACAAACCATGTTAAAAACTCATCATCAATAGCTTGTACACCATCTTTTATTAAGTCTTGGTCTGTTGTTAGAACAATTTTAGCAATACCCAATCTTCTTTCTAAATTTAATTCTGTTGGGTCTTCAACACATTCATGAACTGAATTTGTTCTTGGTAAATAATACCAATCTCCCACTTTAATTTCTTCATCAGAAGTGATGTAGATGTTTTGATTTTCACTATCCAATATATTAGGCATAAATCTGTCAAATAACCTTAAATCTTTAAAGACTTCTTTTCCTTTTTTAGTTAGATACCCTAACCTACTTGCTTTCTCTGTTGGTATTAAATGTATGTTTTTCATATCAAATCTTTTTAAGTATTAAACACCCTGATGAGTCAAGTTTTGGGCATCTCTCCCATTTAACTGTTCCATCTCTGTATATTTCTTGTACTTCTTCCATCTCAATCTTAACTTCAATTTCTGTTGGTTGTTGGAGGGATTGGATAAAATCATTTTCCTTTTTAGTATAACCCCCCTCTAAAAAAGCATCATAATCTCCTTGAAAATAAGCCTTTCTCATATCCTCCAAAGTAAACACCTTGTCTTTATTCAACTCCATTGCTTTGTTGAAGCCATCTCTAAAACCTAGCTTAATAAGATTAACATCTCTTAATTCTATTACATTTTTAGGTTCATGAATACAATATTCCTCAGCCAACTTCTCAACATCAAATACTCCGAATATCTCATCACAGTTTTGTTTGGATAGTTTATGACCAACTATTGACGGATTGAGAATGTATTCATTTCCTTTCTTAATCAGTTTTGCTTTCATAATTTTTCTATTTCTTGTTTAACTTCTTGCCAATAAATTTTACTATTACAATATTTATATCTTTCTTCATAATTATCTATTATCTCATGAACTGCTAGTAATGCATACCTTTTAGAGCATCCAAATTTCTTAAACACAAGCTCTTTTGCTTTTTCTTTTGGTGTCATACTATTTTAATTTTTTTAATAATCTGTTAGCTATTTCAATCTGTTTACGGAAATAATAAGTTTTTCTTTTGTAGTAAAACTTTTGATTATGTTGAAGAATATTTTTAATTCCCTATTGGCAATGTCCAATATGACTAATTAATTTTCTTTTCATACTTTTCATCAGTCATTCTTGTTTTTGGTTTAAGAACTAAATGTTTCTCTACTTGTTTATCAAGAATTTGAGTAACACGATCTACGTAAGTAACTTCTACTTCGTTTTTAGCCATCATTGATAGTGCCATTTCTTCCATTTCATTTTCAGGAATGTGAACCATTTTAATAGTTCCATTCATAATAATCTCTACTTTCATACAGTAAATTTTTAAGGTTAAAAAATTAATTTAGCTTTGTAATTCCCTTCCATAAAGGGAATATTTTTAAATAGTTCAGGATTAGAAAATTCATCGACTAAAACAAAAATTACTTTAGAATTATCTTTAAGTAAGGATAAAAAAGTGTCTGATTCAGCTTCAAAATATAGTGAATGGAGCATTTCATGTTCTCCTATTTTTTCTTTAACAGTCCATTGACTATCTTCTTTGTTTAAAAATAATGTTCCTAGTTTTTTCATTTTAAAGAATTTAAAGAGCCACACTTTCATCGCTGTGTGGCAAGCCTTACCTTTCTGCTTTAAGAATTTATGTCATATTTATTCTTGTGGCCAAGCTTACATAAATATGGTAGTCAGGGCAGGAACTACCCCTGCAACTTTTTCGGAAACCTTTTTATAAGCTATTACGCTGTCCTTGTGTTTCTTATATTTTCACCACCTGACTATAAAAGACACACTCTTCAGCTTTCTACTTCCAGCTCCGAGAAATTGTATATAACTTAGCCCATCTCACTGCTGTGCGGGAACTGAAGTTTATGTGTCTTAAGGATGAGAAGTCCTCTGTGTTGTAAGCATATTGTT